TTGTTAGGTTGTTGGATGGAAAAATAAAAGGTGCTGTTGATTTAGTTTTTCCAGAAACCATTACAGAAATAGTGTATGAATAATTACACAGAGTGCACAGCAAACAGTTGCGACAACTTAACCACTAGCAAAGAGTTGTGCCACTTCCACAAATCAATCACAAGGCACAAAAGGTGTGCTAACATCTATATCAAACATCAAGTGGAGTGGTGCAATGTTAAAGATGTTAGAGTTGATGATTTAGAGTGTGAAGGGTGCGAGAATAGACTTGATCCGATGGAACATATCAAATTGTGTGAAAAAATGTGGAAGAAGGGATTATGATGAGATTAACTAGCGAACAATTTAAAGATTATCAAGAATTAGTATCTGTTTCAAAAATGGTATTGCATGAATATTTTTATGATAGATTAAAAATAGAAGATGAAAGAACGAAAGAAATAATTAATGATTTAAAGAATATTGTAAAAATAATTGAAGGTGAAAAGGATGGATAAGGAATTAGTCGATAAAGTGTTAAAGCAATATATCAACTATTGCGATTACATTACAATTTATGAAAAGTTTGATGATATTTTCAAAGATAAAGAAGTCAACTTGCAGCAGAAGAAAAACTTTGTGGATACTGTTGATAAGATGTTAATAACACTTAATGATGATGAGTTGTTTATTATCACACAGTTGTATAATTTAGAGTTAGAATCTTATTTGAGGAAGTGGAGTCCGGGTGATGTGCCAGATGAAGAAGTGTGGGGCGATGATAGTTTTAGGTATCAACAAAGAAAGTATTTTGATGTGAAAAGCAATTGCTTTGAAAAATTATCAAAATTATTTAATATGATGGAGGGGTAAAAAATGAAAATTGAAGATTGTGAAGTTGGAATGAAAGTAATTAGAAGAAAAAGAGGTAAAACTAGAGCTTTGAAGGAGGGTGGAAAATATACTATAAAAAGAATATATAAAAATTCGATATGGATAAAAGAAAATCCAGGTGTAAAATATTTGCCTAAATACTTTGAACCAGTTAACAAATTTGAAGTTGGTGATGAAGTTATTTATAATTGCCCAAATGGAATAAAGTATGAATCTATTATATTTGGAATTAAAGATAGGCAATATGCAATCAAATATACTCACAAAACAATAGAACATTATGATGTTGTGAAAGAAAGACAATTATCACCACTTAAAAAGAAAGACAAGTTAGAAGTTGGGGATAAGTTCAAAGCTATGGACAGTATTTTTGAAGTAGTTGCGGTTGGGGAGGATAGCGTGATAGGCACAGTATATTTTTCTAAATCTTTAGGAATGGAAACTATGTATTATACTATTCATAATGAAAAGATAGATAAGATTATTTATTAGGAGATGAGAGAATGAAAGCATTTGTAAGTTATAAAAGTGTAAGTTGGATAAGAGGGATAGCTGAACAATTAGAAGAAGATTTAGATATTCATTTTATTAAAGCTAGAAATGGTAACTTAAGAAGATTAAATGGTAGAATGATTGCTGATAGGTACGATACTATTGTTAGATTTGGTACTTATGCAGGATATGTTCCAGCAGCAGATAAGGAATATAATAAGTTAGAAGGTATAAGAAACGCTTCTGATAAGCTTAAGGGAAGGAAAATATTTATGGAAGAGGGTGTTAGTACTCCTTATACCTGGTCTAGAGAAGAAATGATGGGGGCTAATATAGAAGAGACAGATTTACCTATTATAGGCAGACCCAAGAGTCATTGTGGTGGTAAAGGATTCTATGTTTATGATAGTTTAATGAAATTAAAAGATGAGCTAAGATATAATAGACATAATATACATTATTTCCAGAGTTATATTAAAAAAGATAGAGAGTTTAGAGTACATGTTGCTTCTGGAAAAGCTATTATTGTCGCTGAAAAGGTTGTTCCTGAAGAGAATAAGGATGATTATGTATGGAATTTAGGATCAAGAGGTGCCTGTGAAGAGTTTAATACACTCAGATGGGGAGAATATAGAGAATTTATTGTAGAGAGTTGTATAAGAGAAGCTGCTAAGGCTGTTAATGCTCTTGGTTTAGATTATGGTGCTGTAGATGTTATTGTAAAAGGAGATAGTGTATTTGTGTTAGAGGTAAATACTGCTCCTAGACTAGAAGAATATGGTATTAGTCGATATGCTGAATATTTTAAATGGTTGTTGCTTAATCCAGAGAGACAAGAGTTTATGACTAATCCCAGAAGGTATAGTTTTACACATGAGGATTTTGAAAGAGATTATGAGAGATTTCAGAGAGGGGAATAATTAAATGATTAAACAAAATTTAGAGGTACCAACAGGCAATATTTGTACAATTGACGGAGAGAAAGGTAAAGAATTAGAATTTTTATCTATAGGAGATTATGGAAAAAATCAGAATATAAAAGCTGATTTTCTGGGATTTACAGATGAAATAGAAGGAGTACCTAATGGGGAAATAATGCCACTATCTAAGAAATGGGTCATTACTTTATCTACACAATATGGTTGTTCCATGGATTGTAAGTTCTGTGATGTACCAAAAGTAGGTAAGGGTATTAATGCTACATACCATGATATGTTAAGTCAAATAAAAGAAGGTTTGAAGTTGCATCCCGAAGTAAAAGGATCAGAAAGGTTAAATATTCATTTTGCTAGAATGGGAGAGCCTACCTTTAATGGTAATGTTCTAGATGTAGCAAGCTGTCTGAGAAGAAATATTTATGATTTCTGGGATAATACAGATAGAGTGCATCCAGTTGTTACTACTATGATGCCTAAGAATAATAAATATTTAAAGAAGTTTCTAAGTATATGGACACAGGATATAAAAAATAAATTGTATGAGGGACATGCAGGGCTTCAAATTAGTATTAATTCTACTAATGAAAGACAGAGAGAAGATATGTTTAGTGGAAATGCTTTAACTTTAGAAGAAATTTCAAAGATTGCAACAAACTTACCAGAACCTAAAGGCAGGAGATACACACTTAATTTTGCTCTAGCTGATAATTATGAGGTTGATGCTGATAAGCTTGTTAAGCTATTTAATCCTGATAAGTTTATTGTTAAAATTACTCCTTTACATATTACTCATAGTAGTGAGGAGAATAATATTAAAACCACAGAGGGGTATGAATCTTATACACCTTATAAAAAAGTTGAAGAAAACCTAAAAGAGGTTGGATTTGATGTTATAGTTTTTGTGCCTAGTTATGATGAAGATCAGGGTAGAATAACTTGTGGAAATGCTATTTTATCAGGAAGTAAGCCAGAATGTGATTATAAAGTTTTAGAAGGTGATGAATAAATGGAAGTATTTGAAGGAATAGGTAATGCACTATGGATATTAGCTGGAATTATTATGACTTTGATTGCTATAGACTTCTTTTTTAATATTGGTGTTGTGATAATTAATAGTGATAAATGGTATGTGATTTACCTTATTAAAACTTATTTTATTTTAGGTGCTGTTATAGTTGATTTAAGTATTTATAAAGAATTTTTCTAAAAACCCTTGAAATTTTATGATTTTATGTGTATAATAAAGTGAGAGGAGGAAATAAGTGATGAATAAATTTAAAGAAATGAATTACTTAGTAGATAAATTACAAGATAAAAAACAGAAAGAGTTAAAAAGAATAACTAGTGAGGTGGTAAAATGGAAATCTTAGACATAGAAAAAGTAATAGTTGTTAAGTATCGTTGTGATGTCTGTAATAGTGAGGATTTTGTAATTATGGATACCTTTGATTATTATGCTGGGGACATACAACACCTTAAATGTGATATCTGCTTATCAGGATATAAATTAAAGGAAAAAGAGTTAAAGAAAGTTGCAGATAAGCTCGAGGAGATGATGGAATGAGACATATACTTAAATTCTTAATAGGATTATTAGTGAGTGGTTTAATTGTGGGTATTTTAATTTCTCCAGTGTATCTATTAGATCAAAAAATAGGTCTTGTGGAAGAGGATATTCATATAACCTGGCAAATTGGTGCTTATATTGCTCTTACTATTGTATTTGTTATATTTTTATTTGCAGCTTTAAGTTTTATTTTCTATATATACATGTTTGGAGAAACAATTTATGAAGGTGTTAAGAAAGGAATGAGAAAATGAATAAAAATCAAATAGCTTTTAGTGCTCTTATACATGTAGTTATGTTAGCTTTATTTGCCTCAATTATAGGAGAACAAGGAGCAGGAGAAGTGTTTACATATTTTGATGTGATGAAAGCTTATGTTTTGGTTATGGTTTTTTACTGGTTTGGGTATGCTACAATTAAACTTTAAGGAGGTGAATAATTTTGATTGATTTAAGTAAACTTAGAGTTGCTATAAATTCAGATATAATTTTGAAAGTTAGAGATGATTTAGAAGTTGAAAAATATTATGGGGATGTTCAATTAGTAAAAGAAGATAAAGATTTAATAGGTAAAGAAGTTGTTTTTGAGAAAACTGATTTAGGCTATATTTTTATTAAGAATAGCTCACGAGTATTCTCACCTAAAATGTTTGAGTCTACAATTAAAATTAGAATAAACAATACAGAAATTAAATTAGATGTTGATAGAGATAAAAACTCCTTGAGAAAAGGAGACACCTTTATTGATAAATATGATAGAAATGAATGGAGAGTATTAATGGCAGGCAAAGATAAGTTACATAATCAAGTTGAGTATTACTGTGAAAGGGTTGAAGATGGGCTGACTGAATTATGGAATCCAGAAGAGATAGAAAAAATAATTTAAATAATTTTAAAAATAACCTTGAAAAATTGAGAGTTTTCGTGTATAATATAGTAGAGACACATAAAAATGAGCACTGTAAAAAGTGCTTATTTTATTTCTAAGGCTTGTGAAACTTCTCACAACTGCTTGTCAGAAGGCTGAGAATCAATTCTAAGGAGGGGATAGGAATAAAGGTATAAATACATAGCAAAGTTATTTAAGTCCACATATGGGTCGATTAGGCAGGTTAGAATGGAATCTAAGGGATATAAAACACTAATAGGAGGTAAACATTTTGAGTAATAGTCAATTTATGAATAACGCATTTGTTTTAGGTGAAGTTAGGGATTTGGATCTTGGTGAATTAGGTGACAGAAAGAATGCTAAGTGCAGAGTTAATGTTTATGCAGGTGATATGGGGTTTGTTAATGTGCAATTAAATACTTCAAGAAATGCTGATGAAAATTGGGCTGCTAAGTTACATGACACACTTAATAAACAAGATATTGTACAAGTGTCTGGTAGTTTAGAAGAGTTCTTTTATAATGATACATATAGAAGAAATATTAGTCCATATGTCAGCAATAAAAATGGTTGGGGAAACAGTATTAAAGTCTTAGCTGATGATGATAAAGAGTTTAAAGCTAATTCTAGACTCGCTGGGGATGTTATTGAGAAAGAAGAATTTGTTGATGACGATGGTACTGAGGGTATTAAGTTTACTATTCTTCACTATAATCTCTATAATAGAGACACTGGTAATGAAGATTTGAGTAGAAAACAAGTTCTGATGGATGCTATTAATAACTTTGGTGATTATGCTAAAGAAAATGGTAGGGATGTTGACTTTGCTAAGTTAAAGAACTTGAAAGAAGATTTAGATTTAGTTGAGGAAGAAGATATTCCAGGTATTGTGAATATTTATAGAGAGTTTGTTGATGTTTTTAATCCTCTGTTGTTCTCTATTAATGAGTACCACGTAACTGCTTATGGTAAAGTTGCTGAAGAGATGAGAGAGGTTAATGTTAATGATAATATCTCAACTGGAGTTTATTTAATTAATAAAGTTAAGGTAGATGAGTTTGGATATAGCAATGGGTCGACTAATGAGTTGAAGGTCATTGTATTCAAGGGGGTTAATGAATCGTTTGGAGAAGCTGCAACTGAAGTCGATACAGAAGTAGACTGGTAAGAAAAAGAGGAGATTTATTTCTCCTCTTGAAAGGAGGTTAATATTTCTAAGAACTCGGAAAGAACAAGATTTGACCCGAATGAGATTATAAAATATGAAAATTATGCAGAAGTAGTTCTTTATAATGAGGATTGTGAAGAGGTAGCTAGAACTAAAATTGATTTAGAAGATATAGAAAAAATTAAAGAGTTTAAATGGTACAGAGATGATAAAGGTTACACTTACAATGGCACTAAAAATAGGAAAATGCATAGATTAATCTTAGACTTAGTTAAATATAGAGACTCAAAAATAAAAGTAGACCATATAAATGAGGATCCTTTAGATAATAGAAAAGAAAATTTAAGAAAATGTACGCACGCTGATAACCTAAAGAATAGAACTTTTGAAGAAGGATCAGAAAGATTTAATGGAATATCTTTAAATAAAAAATCAAAAACATGGGAAACTTATATAGGTGTTGATAATGAAAGAATAAGATTAGGTTATTATAAGGATAAAATTGAAGCAATGGCAGCAAGGTTAGAAGCAGAGATTAAATATTATGGTGAATATGCAGGAAATAATTATGCCTACGTAAGAAAATTATTAGAAGAGAATACTTATGATGATGAAATAGTTAAAAGAATTGAAGATTGTTTAGAAGAATTAGATTAAAATTGGAGGAGATAATTAGTGAGTTTATTACCAGAGAAAAAGACAATACCTAAGCAAAAGTTTAATGAGGTTTTTAAGCTATATTATGGAGCACCTAATTCAGGGAAGAGTTCTACAGCTGGACAGAACCCTAATGCTCTATTCGCTATGTTTGAAGATGGTTTAGCAGGGATGTCAGCATATGGTGTAAATATTCCTCAGAAGGCTAGAAAGTTAGGTAAATCAGAGTGGCAAGTATTTCTTGATTTAGTTGAAGAATTTTTAAATGAAGAACATAATTTTAATGAGTTAGTAATTGATACAGCAGACAGGGGTATCGAAGCTTGTACTGACTACACTAAAGAGATGGAAGGTATCAGTGACCTATCAGATCAAGAATGGGGTAAGGGTTGGAGGAACCTCTTCGATAATTTTAAAAAACCTATTGAAGACTTACAAATGAGTGAATTTGGCTGTACTGTCCTAAGTCATTCGGAGATGAAAGATATTACTGATGCTAAGGGAAGAACAAGAACAAAAATTGTACCTTCATTGACAGGTAAATCAGGTTCATACTTAGTGGATCAAGCAGATATTGTTGTGTTATTTGATAAAGATGAGGATAATAATAGACTATTAAGAGTAGAGTCTACTAAGAATTTTGATGCTAAACAGAGGATTCAATTCCCAGATGGAAATATCCCAGCAGGGAACTCACCTGAAGAAGCTTATAAAAACTTAAGAAATGCTTTTAAAAAAGCAGTAAAAATTAATAATAAGAAGTTTGGTATCACTAAGAAACAAATTGAAGAGTACTATGAAGAGAAAGAAAAAGAACGTAATCAGAAAACTTTCAAACAGTTAATAAACGACATAGCAGCTAAATGCCAAAAACTAGGACTATCAAAGAAAGATAACGCTAAAGAAATGAAAGAAAAGTATGGAACTCCATCACTTGGTAAACTTACATATGAACAAGCACAGGATAGAGTAGAAGAGTTAAAGGGTAGACTTTAAAGGGGTGATTATTTGAAAATAGAGTTATCAGACTTAGCAAATGTAAAAGGTATAGGTAAGAAAACTATTGAAAGAATTAAAAAACAAATAAATTATAAACAAGAATTAAAAGAAGAGAGAAATGTTGATTTGCAAGTAAATGAATTAGAAACTAATGTTATTCACAATATGGATAATATAAAAGGTATGCGACAATTAATACCAGATAATAGTATAGATTTGACAGTTACCTCACCTCCTTATGATAATTTAAGAGATTATGAACAATATGATTTTAACTTTAAGGATTTAGCAAAGGAATTATATAGAGTTACAAAAGATGGAGGAATTGTAGTATGGGTTGTTAATGATGCTACCATTAATGGAAGTGAAACAGGAACAAGTTTTAAACAAGCATTGTACTTTAAAAAAATAGGTTTTAATATTCATGACACTATGCTCTATAGGAAGAACTCACCAGCATTTCCTGCTAAGAAAGAAGGTAATAGATATACACAAATATTTGAGTATATGTTTATTTTTTCTAAAGGAAAACCTAGAAAAGCTAATTTAATTCGTGATAAAAAGAATAAATGGGAGGGTCACAAGGATTTCTCAGGAAAATTAAAAAATCCAGTACCAAAATATTCACCTAGGAATAATATCTGGGAGTACGTGACTTCTTTTAATGATAGAACTGAGCATCCTGCTCCTTTCCCAGAAAAATTAGCAGAAGACCACATTAAAAGCTGGTCTAACGAGGAAGATATTGTTTTAGACCCATTTATGGGGAGTGGAACAACTGCTAAAATGGCTAAAAAATTAAATAGAAAATATGTTGGATTTGAAATAAGTGAAAAATATTGTGAGATTATTAAAGAAAGACTAGTAAGTCTTGATAAAACACAGGAAGGATAAACTAAAGGGAGGTACTGCTGATGAGACATGAATATCCATACTTTGTAAAGAATATACCTGAATTATTACAGTGGTTTGACAGAGAGTTAAAAGACAAAAAAGGAAAAAGAGTGCCTCCCAAGAAGTTTCCATATCTGGGGGGAAGAATTTCCAGGTTTATGAAAAAAGAAAACCTCACAATAGATGAGTTTAAAACTATACTTTGGGGTGTTATGAATGAGCACCCTAAAGCTTATAGTCCAGTATATGCGACATACTTTGTAGAGAAGCTAAAAGAATATCAGGAATTGAAAAAAGATATGGAAGAGAAGAGAGACAAGCCGACACAGAAAGTAGAATTTGACAAAGAATTTATAGAGGAAACTAAAGAAGAGGCAGGAGATGATTTTTTTGAGAGTTTCTAAGTTACCATCAGACCATATAAGAGAGGAATATTCAGCTGAAGAAGAATTGTTTAATTTAGCTTTATTTAAAGACATTACATATAAGATTGAGAAAGAATATCCATTAGATAAACATATGAATTTAAGTTATAAAGAGTTTGTAGACGAGGTATTATGTAATTATGATTTAATTGATACTGTTTTAGGTGTATCAAAAGTGGTTTCTAATTTGATTAAAGCGTTGATTGCATTTAATTTCAGATACTTAAAGAGTAATTATTATTTTGACTTAGAGAATGCAGATATTTGGAGAAATTTATATTTAGTTTATAAAGATAAAAACAGTGATTATCTAGATAGTGCAGAAAAGCAGATGAAGATGAGAGGTATTGAGAGTTTCAGGACTCGATTAGAAGATAAGATTTCTAGGTTATACGCTTTCTCTGTACAGGATATGAGTGTTGATGAAAAACAAACAGATACTATAGAAGATTTAATAGGTTATTGTATGATATTTTTAATCTGGTATGAAAAAGATATGCCTAGATATGAATAGGAGGAGATTAATATTAAGATAGAATTATCAGAACTAGCGAACGTTAAAGGTATAGGGAAAAAGACTATTAGTAGAGTTAGGGAGCATGTTTTAAAGGAAGACGGTTATGTTAGTGATTATGATTCAAGCTTACATCTTGATATTAATTCAATTAATAAAGGTGATTGCCTAGAATTAATGAATGGCATTAAGGATAAGTCAGTTGATATGATATTAGCTGATTTGCCTTATGGCACAACTGCTTGTAGTTGGGATAGTATTATAGATTTAGACAAGCTGTGGCTTCAATATGAGAGGATTATTAAAGATAAAGGGGCAATAGTGCTAACTGCGAGTCAACCTTTTACAACTAAATTGATTAATAGCAATATATCGTTATTCAAATATTGTTGGTATTGGAATAAAAAAATTCCATCTGGGATGAACTATTGTAAAAGCCAACCAATGCGACAAATTGAAGAAGTTGTGGTTTTTGGTAAAAATAAAACTAAATATAATGCACAAATGATAAAAAGAGATAAACCTATAAAAGGTGGTGGAATGAGCAATAGTGGTTCTGCTGCAACAAAAGGCTATAAAGCATTAAAAAAGAATTATGATTATAAATATCCTATAAATTTAATTAAATACCAAAAAATAAGACAAAAAAGTAATCACCCAACAGAAAAACCAGTAAAACTATTTGAATATCTAATCAAAACTTACACTAATGAAGGTGATTTAATATTGGACAATGTAGCAGGTAGTGGTACAACTGGTGTTGCTGCTAAGAATACTAATAGAAACTTTATATTAATGGAACAAGAAGAAGAATACATAGAAATTATAAAAGAGAGATTAGCAAGTCTTGATGAATAGGATGGTGAAACTTTGGCTAAAATAGACAGTTTTTTAGTGGAACAAAATATACTTTCTATACTTTTTAAAAAACCAAGATTGATTTACAATGTGACTTCTCAAATAAAACCAGAGTATTTTAGTGATAATCCTAATAGAAAACAGAATAAAGCAATATTTATGTGTATGGATTTCATTAGTAGAAAGAATGATGTTGAGGACTTACAGTTTGACAGTATGACTATCCTATCAGTTGTTAGTAAACATAAGAAATTAGCAGAGTCTCTTAAGAGGATATTCCCTAAGCAAGAGGATTTTATACACTACATAGAGAGTTTAAAGGATTCTCCAATAGATCCTTCTAACTTGAATATTCACTTAGAAGAGTTGAAAAAGATAAATATTGCTAATGATTTACAGAATGATGTCGGTAGATACTTAGATAACCTACCTGAGAATTATAAGAAAATGGATCAAGATGAAATTATAAGAGGTGTAGAGACTGAAGTATTAGAGATTACTAATAAGTATAATGCTGATGAGCAACAAACATATATATCAGCCAATAAAGATAGACTAGAGAGGTATAAAAATTATAAACCAAATAATAATGATTATTCAGGGCTCCCTACACCTTTTGGTAAATTAAATAAGTTCACTGGTGGAGTGCTTAGAAAAGGCTCAGTTACAGTTGTTAACGCTAAATCAAATGTGGGTAAGTCTTTATTATTAAAGAATGTTGCAGTCTTCTTAGCTATTGAGCATAATATTCCAGTATATTTTGGAGCAAATGAAATGAGAGTAAGAGAAGTTGAACAGAGAGTGATAGCTGAGAGGGCTAATCTACCAATGATTATAATTGAAAATAATCTCTACAATTCAGATAGAGATACAATAGAAGTTAATGGGGAAACTTATGATACTAAAACATGCAAGAAAAAAGTCTTAGATGCTGTTAAGGAGTTAGATGATGCTCCACTTTATTTAGATCAAGTAAGAGGGTATGACGCAACAGTATTAGCACAGAGAGCTAGATATTTTAAAAGAAGACATAATATCTCAGTTTTTATATGGGATTATGTACGAGAGAGTAATAGTCCTGAAGCACAAAAGAAACCCTTACGTTTGTTCCTTGGTGGCATTATAGAGTCAATGAAAGAGGATATAGCAGATAGACTGGGTATAAGCGTCCTAACTGCCTCTCAGGCGAACCAACACAATGTCTTGGCTCCTAACGAGTCAGCAGACATATGGAGATTTTCTACAGCATTCTTAGTGTTAAGAAAATTAAAAGAAAAAGACAAACAAGGGTTTGAAGGAGATTATGCTTTATCAGTAGTTAAGAATAGGTATGGTAAAGTTCACCCAGACCCTTTAAATAATTACTTTAGTCTGGATTTAAATGTAGGAAGACTTAGATTTGAAGAAGTAGAATACTAAAGCGGGGTGATTAATTATACTAGCTAAAGAGTACTATCCTTATCACTTCCTAGACATGTCACAGGGAGTAGATATAAAAGAAAGTAAAGTAAAAGATTGGATTACTTTTGTGGAGAAATCAAGTGCAGGAGTTACAGTTAGTTCAGGAAATACTATTGTGTTTAAGAACAACTTAGGTGATATTATCGTGGCAGATTCATATAAAGTATTACCTAAAGCTATACACGAGGACTTAGAAGAAGAAGGTAATCAGTTAGCAGCAGAAGTAGAGGAGTTTTTAAAATGCACAGACGAATAGATATAGATAGTCTAAAGGAATCTATTAATATAGTCGATATTGTTTCTAAATACACAGACTTAAGAAAGACAGGACATAAAACTTATACTGGTCTTTGTCCTAACCCTGAACATAATGATTCTAATGATGGTAATTTCTATGTAAGAGAGGACAAACAGTTTTACAAATGTTTCGTTTGTGGGGACTTTAAAGGGGATGTTATCTCTTTCATAGAAGAGATGGAAGGTATAGACTTCTTAAAGGCTGTAGAACTCTTAATAGATGCTGGTGGATTAGATTATGAAGATATTCAGACTACAACTACTTTCATTAAGGAAGATTTTGATATTACTAAATTAAGAAAGGCAATTGATCTTTATAATGAGGAAAATACTATTGATGAGGGTAAGTTAGATAAATATAGGATTAAACACCACTATTTATTAGACAGAGGTTTTAAAGAGAAAACCCTTAAATACTTTGAAATAGGTTACTGTGGGGATGTTAACGATAGATATTACGATCGTGTATTAATTCCTTGGCGTGACACTAAAGGAAAGCTTATAGGAATTAATGGAAGAACTGTCAATGGACAAACCCCTAAGTATAAATACTCTAAAGGTAGAAAGAAGAAGGTATTATTCAATATACATAACATAGAACCTTCTAATGAACCTATAATACTTACAGAAGGTGAGCTGGACACTATCAGACTTCATGAGTTAGGTTACCCAAGAGCTGTAGCTTTAGGGGGTAGTGATTTAGGGGATAGAAAATGGCTGCTTAAAAAATACACTAACCATGTTATATTGGCTCTAGACCTTGATGAAGGGGGTTTAAGAGCGAGGAAAAACATTGTACAGCAATTATATCCCTTAATGAATGTGAGTGCTATAAAGCTACCTAAAGACAAGGACATAGCTGATATAAAGAATAAGAAGATTATGCAGAGATTGTTAGAGAATAAGAAAATGTTTGAAGGAGGTTACTAGAATAGCTAATTTATTTCAAGATGATATTAAAAAGAGTGCAGAAGAGTTAGGTTGGTACCATAGAAGATATAGAGATGTTATAGGAAAGTTTGGTTCGGCTTCAGACTTTGATGAGCTAGTAATTTATGATGGTAAAAGTCTAGGTTTAGAATGTAAGATGTTAGGTACAGGTAAAGCTAATCCAAAATCTTTTAGTTTTAAAAAAGTTTCAGTAGATCAGATGGAAGGATTAGTTAAGTTTAGTAAACAGTTTGGAAGTAAAGGCTATATTTTAGTAAATTTCAGATACCTAAATAATCATAAAGGAGAAGCTTATGCCTTAACTATACAAGAGTTTCTTTATCTTAGATGGGCTTTTCCAAACCATGAAGATTTTATTAAGGAATATCCTAGAAATGATAAGAGTATTCCATTAGAGTATTTTAGAGAGAATGTGTTACAACTAGAAAGGCTAGGTAAAGGCTGGGATTTAAGGAAATTAATCTAGGAGGTATAAATTATGAAAAGAGCAAAAAGAAGAAGAAAATTAAGAGAAGGGGCAAAGGAACTTTTATATGATAAGTATAATAAAGAAAATTATCCTGAACTATCTAGACAGGAAAGAAAGAAATTAGCTAGAGTTGAGGTAGAGGGGGAGTTGGATTTATAATATGAAAAAACAAAACTGGCTAAAGACAGTAAAGAGATTAAGAAATGCCTATCAGCAAATAGATTATGAGTTAGACACAGATAAAGCAGATAATGTTTGGTGTGAGTTAGATTATATTTTAGATGTCTTACTAGATGAAGTACATATTGAACCTACTGATTGGGCTTATGATAAAATGTTTGATTACATATTCTCTAGTACAGACATTACAGCTGAAGATCTCTATGAGATTTATGAAAGTAAAGAATATTGTGTATAAGCTAATGGTTAAAGGTAATTGTGAATATGAGAATGAAGATAAAGAAAAAGTAGAAGAGTATTTAAAAGAACATTCTTATAAGACTAAAAGAGTTGTTATTGTCAATAGTAATGATTGTAGGGCACCTACAGAGGATGAAAAGAAAAATAGTAGGTTCTATTGGTGTCCGTTCTGTCATTCTTATAGGAAGTTTGGTAAGGATACTAAACTAAAAGTAAGAACTTGTGATTATTGTGGTATTAGTGAAAACTTTTATTGGTATAAAGTCTATAATAGAAAGTGGTGATATTATTAAACAACCTATTTTAGAAATGATAGATAGGCTGATAAAGGAAAGGGATAGCTTAGAAGAGGAGAATGAGTTATTAAGATATGCTTTATTTGAATTGACTAGTTATCTCTATGAAGAGGAAGATAATAAATTAGCTGCTACTGTACAAGAGATAGTTGTTGAGTATAATAAAACTTTCTATGATATTGACGTTGGTAAAAAAGAAATTAATAAATTATTAGAGAGGTGATGTATGTTAAACTTTTATCTGTTAGGTGTTGCTTTATCTGGTTTGGTAGTTATAGTTGAGTTTTACAGAAAAGATTTGTGGTTAGAAATGCAGTTAGATAATCCTACTGCCAATCACTTTGAAATAAGTATAGGAGTATTTATTGGAGTTGCTGTTCTTATGGCTTTAAGTTGGGTTTTAGTCATTATTAAAGGTCATCAATATTTAATGGAAATATTTGATTAGGAGGTATAGAGTGAAAAAATATAAAGTAGTTACATATGAAGATACTGTTTATAAAGATGCAGATACTTTTAGTTTTGGAGAGATGTTTTTTCTAATAAAGGATAATGAGAAAGTTTTTGGATGCCCTATTAGTGAGTTAGATCACTTTGAAGTTGTTGATGAAGATCCTTCTGTGGAAGAAAAAGTTGAGGATACTGCTAAGGGTGAGTTTGTTATTAATACTCTTAAAAAATCAGAAGGAGAGAAAATAAGGGAAGTTATTGACCAGTATTTAGAGGAACAGGTAAGAATGGGTAATTTATAAAGGAGAGTGGTTTTGTGATAAAAGTTATAGCCTCGATAGGCTGTTCAAAATGTAGGCAAGCAAAGATTAAACTAGATAAAGCAGGGATTAAGTATAGTTACAGGCTTATAGATGAGTTAAATCCAGATACAGCAGAAAGATATAGAAATAAAGCTATTGATGCAGGACAGCAAAGTTTCCCTATTATACTTAAAGATGATGAGTTAGTTAAGCTAGAAGATATACTATAAGGAGTGGTAATTTGGTAAAGAATGTAATTAAAAGAAGTGGTAAAACTGTTGAATTTAAGCCAGAAAAAATCAAAAATGCAATTAGTAATGTATTTGAGGAGACAGATAATAAGATAACTGAAAGTCAATTAGACAGGGTAACTAGTTACGTAGTTGAAAAAATAGAAGAAGAGGATACAGTTGAGTCTATTCAGGATAAAGTGGAAACAACCTTATTAGATTGTGGGTATATTGAAGAAGCTAGGAAATATATTCATTATAGAGAGAAACATAATAGACAAAGAAAACAATGGGTAAATGAAGGGTTACCCCTCTCTATTTGGAAAAGAAAATATCAATTTAGAAATGAAACGTTCGAAGAATTTTTTGATAGAGTTTCTGGTGGTAATGAAAAGATAAGAAAAATTATTAAAAATAAAGAGTTCCTACCTGCTGGTAGAATCTTAGCTAATAGAGGTCTGCAAGAACATGGGTTGAAGGTTACCTATTCTAACTGTTATGTTACTTCACCTCCTGAAGATAATTTAGAAAGCATTGTACAAAAGGCAGGGGATTTAGCAAGAACCTACTCCTATGGTGGAGGCGCAGGGATAGATATAAGTAAATTAAGACCCCAAGGATCAAAGGTACATAATGCTGCTAAGACTACAAGTGGTGCTCCATCATTTATGGGTTTATATGATGAAATAAGTAGTATCATTGGAATGAGAGGAAGAAGAGCAGCCTTGATGATTAGTTTAGATGTTTCCCATCCTGATATTGAGCAATTTATTGAGAAGAAACTAGATTTAGACTCAATCACAAAAGCTAATATTTCTATAAAAGTTACTGATGATTTTATGGAAGCAGTTAAAAATAACGAGAAATATACTTTAAGTTTCCATGTAGAAGATACAGGTGAAGATATAGAAAAAGAAGTAGATGCTAGTAAAATATTTAATAAATTAGCATATGGTAACTGGTTCTCTTCTGAACCTGGAACCTTATTCTGGGACAAGATAAAAAATTATTCAATCTTACAACATTACGATGATTTTGAATTTGCTGGAACGAATCCTTGCGGAGAGGAGCCTTTGCCCAGCGGTGGATCATGCTTATTAGGAGCAATTAACTTAGCTAAGTTTGTAAATGATGAGTTTGAGAACAATGTTAAATTTAATTATGACAAATTTAAAAAAGTAATCAAGGAAAGTGTAGTTGCTTTAAATGAGATTTTGGACGAAGGACTAGAGTTGCACCCTTTAAAAGAACAAAGAGATTCAGTTAGGAATTGGAGGCAAATAGGGTTAGGGATAATGGGTTTATCAGATATGTTAATTAAATTAAAAATAAGATATGGAAGTGAGGAAGCTTTAAGATTATTAAATAAAATAGGAAGAGTGTTTGCAAATGAAGGATTAAAACAATCAGCATTATTAGCTAAACAGCAAGGAACCTTTCCTAAATATGATAAAGAGTCTACATTAAAAAGTAGTTACTTAAAAGAGGTAGCAGATAAAGATACGTTAGATTTAATTGAAAAGCATGGTTTAAGAAACTCTCAACTATTTACAGTAGCACCTACAGGTAGTATTAGCAATTTGTGTGAGGTTAGTGGAGGAATTGAACCTATATTTAAAACTAGTTATATTAGAAAAACAGAAAGCTTACATAATGAAGAAAAAGAATATAAAGTCTTTACTCCTATTATTGAAAAAGTAATGGAGAATGAGAATATTGAAGATGAAAATAATCTTCCTAATTATGTAACTGACGCACATAAATTAAATTATATTGAAAGAATAAAAATGCAATCAATCTGGCAAAAATATACGGATGCTAGTATTAGTTCTACAGTTAATTTAGATAATGAGGCTACAGTTGAGGATATAAAAGATTTATACATGAAAGCTTGGGAGTATGGTTTAAAAGGGATAACTGTTTATAGAGATGGTTGTGCTAGAGGTGCAATCTTACGAGGTGAAGAAGAGACAGGGAGTAAGACTGAGATGACTGAGCAAGACTGGATTGATATGGGGATATGCCCTGATTGTAAGTCAGATTTATCACATGTTGCTGGTTGTGAGGAATGTACAAATTGCGGTTGGGGAAAATGTGCTATTTAAGTTAGAAAGTATAGAAACTCAGTAAATAAACTAAAGGAGAGTGTTAAATGATAAAAGTAAACTTTGAACTATGTCATGAGGATGCAATTTGTCCCTATAGAGCACATAGTGGTGATATAGGATATGATGTATTTCCAGCATTTGATGAAGACTACATAGAAATTAAATCAGGGGAAACAAAACTAGTACCAACAGGAGTAAAGAGTAACTTCTCAGAAAAGTATGGTGTTATCTTCAAAGAAAGAAGTGGGTTAGGATCAAAAGGAATTAAAGTATCAGCAGGGCTTGTCGATTCATCCTATTTAGGAGAATGGCATGTAGCAGTCTATAATACGAAAGATAAATCACTTATTATAGCCAAGTATCCAGAGGATTGGTCTGAAGAGGAAGCTTATATAATAGACTATTCCAATGCAATTACTCAAGCTGTATTCGTAGATGCCTATCAGATAGAACCTAATATAGTAAATGATATTGAACAGTTCGAGACTATGAGAGGAACCAAAGGATTTGGCTCTACAGACACATAAAGGTACCATATGAAGGAGTAGAGAGGTTTAAGGTATAAAACCCTTACCTTTCTTATACTCCTCTTAGAATGTAAATATGAGCCTTTGAGAGGAGGTGATTATAAAACTTATACTCAGCTATAAGTATATAATATGATAAACTATAAGAAGCTAAATGAGATTAAAGAAGACAATTGGATGAAGCTGGCAAAGTATGGATTTCACTTATAAGATTATAAAATAATAAGGAGTGATTGTTAATGAAATGTAGAGATTGTGGACATGAGAATTGGTCAGGAACAGAGTTTTGTGTACATTGTAGTGCAGCATTATATGAGAAAAGAGAAATTAAATAACTCTGATACAGGCTCATTATGGTATTGAGTTAAGCGAAGGAGTTATGTTACCACTAAAAGTGTGGGAGATTACTCGTAACCACTAAGCTGGTGGGAGAGATAATCATTATTCTTCTGTGAATGACGGAAGTAAAACTATCAGCAGTAGAGGATGGAACAGGCAACCATCACTACCTTATCCTAAAGCTGACGAGCTATAAATGCTACGGACATCTCTTGCCTGTGTTTGACAGGCTAGGGAATAAGGTTCTGGAAAGAGATTCTGGGTACGCCGACCAGGCTACTGCAATCACAAATAAGGTAGTACATGAGTTACTACCAAGTAATAGAGGGGTGTTAATTCACCTCTCTATCTTATTACACGTAAGTACCTCTGAGAAGGCTGAGGATGGACACATAAAGGTTTTATTCTCTTAAAGGTATCATAGGTATGCTAATCAAATAAGACTCTTAGAATGGAAATACAGGACACTGAGGAGTGGTTAAATGGAAGATAGAGCAGAAATATTATATAATGAAGCTACTAGAACAATAAGATATACGGGAACACTTAACGAGTTTGATGTTATGCAGCTAATAGACTTATTAGATGAGGTTATTACAGTAGAACCAAGAGATGCTGTTACACTGTACTTATTCACTTATGGTGGCACATATGATGCTACAATAGCTTTATATGATTATATTAAATTTGAACAAACTCCAATACATACAGTAGTATCTGGTACAGCAATGAGTGGAGGAACATTAATTACAGCTTGTGGATCTGGTGAAAGAGTTGCTTTTCCTAATGCTAGATTTATGATACACGGATTGCAACATTCTATTGGTAGAGGATCACACGTAGACAATAGCATTGAATTAAAAGAAGATGAAAGATTAAATGAGAAGTTTGTTGAGCTGTTAGCTTTTGAAACTGATAATAGTATAGAGAAAGTTAGAGAAGATTTAAAAAGAGATAGATACTTATCTGCTGATGAGGCATTAGAATACGGTTTAATTGATAGAATAGTAGGGGAGGAATAATGCTATATTTAATAGGTTGGCTTATTTGTGGGCTAATAGCGGGGGTCTATTCATTAGTAAAGGAATTTAAAATATCTAAAAGAATTCTAGTTAGAGATTTAGGTTTTGCATTTTCTGCTTTAGTTTTTGGTGTAATATCCTTAATACTAATGATTATGGACTTATTTGAAAAGTATGGAGATAAAGTAATATATAAAAAAGACCTCTCTAATTAAAGAGAGGTTTTTCTTTTATTTATAAACCTATTTCAAACCCTAACATTATTAAGCTCTCTTCTGGATTAGCTAAATTTACTCCTACACCAGTATTAATTGAGATATCTTTTTTATTTAATAGACCGTCTATAATTTCACTTTGAGTTTCAAATAAATCTTGCCACCTATTATTAGATTCTAAAGCTCTCTCAGTCTGTAGTTTCTGATCTTCATATAATTCTTTATATTCTTCTAAGTTTTGTTGAGTCTCATTATATTTAGACTCTAACTTTTGAAAATTATTATTAGACTCTTCGTATAACTCTTTATATTTCTGTGCTATTTGAGCCATTTCTTTATATCTCTCTTCTAATACCTCTCTGTCATTTGGTATATCTAGTCCTTGAGCAGAGACGATATAAGGAGTAAATATAAATATTAAGACTAGAACAAAAACTAATAATCTTTTCATACTATCCTCTCCTAGGAGTATTAATTATCTCTTGTTTCTCTTCTTCTGTAATATACCCTTTAGTAACCGCCTTACCCAGTCTAGCTTCATCTACTTTTTTTAGTATCCACATGTTCTTAAAAAAATTATACATATATTACACCCCCAGTAAGTTTAATATTGTATCTTCCAATTCTGATATTCTTTCATCTTGAGAAGGATTACTTGGTGTTTGTTCCTCTAGCTGCCCTTGTTCAAATAAAAGATAAAAGTTATTATTTATATAATCTTCAATATTAGCTCTATTCACTAGTTTAACTTTAACCTCATCATATTTGTATTGAGTTACTAGATCACCTTGTTCATTTTCTACTTGTTCTTCTGTTATATTGTCTCTTAAAAAGTATTCTCTAACCTTGCCTTGCTCTTGTCTTAATTCTACTTTTTGTGGGTTCTTATGACTTGTTACTTGCATATACCTGCTCTCCTTTCATATTCCTATTGAATAAATTTCTTATAATAATTAAATAAATTGTTTGTATTGCAATTTTCTAGTACTTTATCTATACTGCATTTTTCTATATTAATTTGTTTTTTATTTTTACCATGACCTTTGTAATAAGTACCTAATTTATATATTCTAGGTATGTTTGTTTTTCTTGCTAAACCTTTTTTAGACATAGCATAATATTCTTTATCTTTAAACTTACAATATAAAGGGGTTAGGTTATCTTTCCATGAATTAAATCCATAAGGTACAAATTGAATATTTTCAACAATATACCCTTTATTAGTATCTATTCTGTCTACAGAAATAGCATATTTTAATTCTTTATTATGCCTTATATAGCTTTTCCATAATTTTAAAAGTAATTCAGTATTCTCATTACATAAATCAGCATACTCTAGAGCATTAAGGAAGGGCATTTTATAATAATGCCCATATCTCATTTTTATTGTACATCTAGTTAGAATACCCGAATGTTTTTGCATTAAATTCTTTGCTAAATCTCTTGGTAAATTTAAATATTTATACATATTTTTTCGTGAAGGGAGTCCCCTGTCTCTAAATTCTGCCCTGAAAATATGGTAAGGAACATTTACTTTTTTAGCCATACCTTTTAGAGTTATCTCATTACGATAATATTTGTCAATAAGTTCTTCATTTAAATAATCCAATTATGACCTCCCCATTAAACGAGAACCAATACCACGAGCAGAAGCAGCAGCGGAATCATACAAAGCCCAAGCAGCCAACCCAGCCCGAGAAACATCAGTCCAATACCCGCCAACACGAGCAACCCTATCTCCAGTATTTTGATAATAGTAATCACAGTAGTAACTACTAGAAGAACCATTTAATCCTGTAGGAAGTGTAGATAAACCCATTTCATTATTTAAAATTTGACCACTACCATAACCATTACTAGAAGGAAGTGTTCTACCCAACGAACTATAAGGCTCACTAAATAAATTAGACTGAAAATCATTATTACTAATATACGGTTTATTATCTCTAATATTAATCCCATCTACAAATTCCCATATATTCCCCCAATAATTTTCTATCCCTCTATAACTAAATGGATAAGTAGTAGAAGCTCCTGTAGCCCCATTTTCTGGTGTGATACTAACTTCACCACTCTCATTACCTAAACTAGTAGTGTGTCCTGTATTTTGACTGTGATTACCAGAACCAGAATCTAAGTTAGTTATTCCTGTACTTAAAACATTTTGAGAATTAAAATCAGCATATTCTATATAAAATAATAAATTGATAGCTTCTCTAGCAGTATAGTACTGTAAACTCCAACCAGAACCTCTATTTTCAGCTAACTGTCTAGCTTCTTCTATATCTAAATGACTACTGTTTCCAGATATAGGTTGAAACCCAGCAACAGAAGCCATAATATCATTAGCATAATCGTAAGTTACTCCATCACCTGCATAACTTCCAGCACTAGCATCATATAATGTAGCTTCAAAAGCTCCAATATATAAGTTTTCGTATTCACCCTCATCACTTTTAAAAGCTGGGTATAATTCAAAACCATCTCGTTGTATATCAGATACTAGGTATATAATCTCAGTGTCAGACAGTCTATAAGCTTTCCAATAAAACTGTGGTATTTCTACCATTACCTGCCCATTACTACCATCATAAGCAAAAGTAGGATCACCATAGTAAGCGTTTACAGTTAAATCATCTGCTAAGTTACATCTTCTCATATCTTGCCAGGGACTAATAGTATCAAAATCAGACTGAATTACATCATCTCCAACTCTTTCTACAACAAAATCACTGCCTGTGTCTGTTACTTTAATTCCTACAACTCCTGCTGGGAATGTAGCTACACCTTCTAATATAGTAAAGTTTTCTCTTATCTGGTCTAAATCAGCCCCAACTGGATTTGTATCTTTAGGTACATTTGGATCATAAACCATTATTTATCCTCTCCTTTAAAATATTTATTAAATTCCTTATCCAATTCCTGTTTTTCTTTATTTAATTTATCTTGTTTATTAATAATATCTTCCACATCTTCTTTTACTTTTTCATTCTCTTTATTCAATTGCTCAGCTTTATCTTCGTTATCTTTAATTTCTTCTTTAATTTCCTCAGATATCTTTTCTTCTTTTTTTGCAGATTCTTTATTCTTTTTCTGTAAGATTTCATAACCACCTAATCCTACACCTAGAATAGAAGCTGCTTTCCACCCAAAGATAAATAAAGCAATTAAAACAGCAGCTAAGCCAATTAAATACCAATGCCATCTTTTCACAATATCACTTCCTTACTTTTTTAAAGAAATCTAATATGTCTCTCTCTGTTGATAAGAATGTTGCGAGTGAAACATAAATGAGAGGATCAATAGTATTCTGAATAAACCCTACTATACCAATACCTAAACAAACAAAAGCAATTAGATAGGTCATAATAAATTCCATATCTTTTTCCTTCTTATCTAGATTTTTCATACTCATCAACACCTTCCTCAATAGCTTTTATTAACTGTTCTTGATACTTAGGATTATGTAATTTAGCTTCCTCTTGAGGATTAGTGATAAACCCTAACTCAATCAGTATAGCAGGGGCTAAGACGCTTTTTAAAACGTACAAGTCACCTCTAGGCTTTATACCTCTATCGCTTGCTTTACTCCTGTGTATGAGTCTATTCTGTACCTTAGAAGCTAACCTGATGCCTTCATCACTCTCTGGGAAGTGTAGTGTTTCTATTCCGTTAGCTTTGCTATTAGCAGAAGCGTTAGCATGTAAAGAGATTACTATATCAGCTCCATATCTATCTGCTAAATCACACCTATCAGACAAAGTTACATACTCATCATTAGGTCTAATTAATAATACCTCATGTTTTTTCATAAGTTTAGCAGTTAACTTTAATCCAAACTCTCTAACTAATACACTCTCTAGAGTATAAAATTTATCTTCATAAATATCATCATCGCCTTTTTTATCAACAGCCCCCTCTTTATTTTTACCATGTCCATTTAGAATTGCTATCTTCATTTTATCACTCCTTAAATTATACCTATATAACTAGCAGCTGTGACTAATCCTAACAGAAAATTACCCCCTAGAATTAAGGTTGCTAATACTATCTTCCAAGTCTTTATTTTACCCTCTGAATAAGAATCATCTACCTCAACTTTCTTCTCTACCTTACCTATCTTAGCTGCTAACTCTTTAATAGTTTCTGTGTTCTCATAAGTAGCTGATACTATACCATTATTTAAAACTTCTTTCATAAGCTGTACCTCGTCTTTTACATCTGATATTTGGCAACCTAACTTGTCTATCTGTTCTCCTAAAATCTCAACATATTTATCTGTGTCCACATAAATCACCCTTGTTCTATTATTTGCCTCTGTCTGTCTATAATGTCTTCCTCTTTTGCCAAGTGTATAAGCATTCTGCGTTCACCTTCAAGTCTTGCTGTTTCTTTTTCAATTCTGTTTAAATGTTTTTGCAATCTTTCTTTGTTCAAAGTTATCACCTTCCCCAAAATATATTATTTATTTTTTTATTATTTCTAAAATTATATTGTTATCACCGCCGTACAGCTTAACTTTGAAACTATCCCATTCAGTTATTATTTCCATTTGCCCAAAAGCGACAGCACGGCCATATAAATTAAAATTATGTTTGTGTCTATCGTTGTACCAAACAATACAATCTTTAATAGGCTTCCCATATATCTTTTTTAGTTTTTTAACAATTTCCCTTTGGTCTATAACACTTTGAAAAGATTGGCTATGAACTATTTCAATTTGATTATAGTTATAATTCTTTGCAGATACCCACCCTTGTTCTGTCTTATTAAAATAATCTGGTATTTGGTTGGTAAAAGATAAAACTGTTGCCGAAAATGATAAAATTATAAATAAAACCAATACAATTGTGATAATATTTTTCATTCCACCCACCCTTTTAAACAAACACTATATAATTTATAGTCCACGGAAGGTTAACCCCCCCATTAAATGTTCCGTTGAGTACATCAACTGTATCAGCTGAAATTACAAATGAAATATATTCACCGCTATCGTTTTTGGATATATCCCCAACCGTTGGCTTGATTAAATATGTTTTATTGATATCTGGGTTACCCAAAAATGCTACAAGACTTATTTCGCTAATCCATATTTTGGGAATTTTTGTAGTGGGTTGAATACTTATGGTTTTTGGCCCTTCCCCCTGCTCTAAAGTTACTTGACCATAATCTAATATTTGCAATGTATCTACTTCGGAGCTAAAAGCAATGTTGCCTTGAGAATTATAAACTTCTAATCCATAACTCAATTTTAATCCTCCTTATAAAACATAAATATCAAATCTGCACGTATTACCTGTTTTTCCAACACCGTAACTAAAACTATAGTACTGGTTGCTGTCATTTTTAAATACATTTAAAATTTGAACTCTGCCGTTTTCTGTATAAGCTGTAATAAATGGTGTTTTATTTGTTGGAGTAAAATCAATAGTAAATGCTCCTGTGGAAGAAATATCAACAGTTTTAATTTCATGAAAAAATGGGTGTTTATTTTCCCCGTCAATTATTACATCATTATTTAAATTTCTTACTTCAAACCCAAACATTTTGCCCCTCCCTTTTTAACTATTTTATTTTAAAAACGCTTATTATTGTATCAGATACATTTTCCCCATTTGCAATTGTCGAAAATCCAACATATTGATTGCTTGAGTTTTTTATGTGATTAACAGAATAGCCATAATTGAAATCGCCAGAATTGATAGGAAGTTGCATTATTGGAGGTTTATAATTAATTGGTTCTGGATAATAATAATTGTCTTCTGAATTCGCAATAATTTGATAATATACCCTATTCATCAACTTTTCATTATCAACTATTAATTCTCCGTTTTCATTATAAATCTCTAATCCATAACTCATGCTAAATCACCTATTTTTACTCTGGTTGTTCCATTTTCATCCTTTACTGTAATAGTATTTCCATCAAATGTGGTATTTCCATCAGAACTTTGAACCGTAACATTAGCTGTATTTAGTGTGCCTGTTTCAATGTTATTTGCGTTAAGATTAATTACGCTTATTATGTTCGCGTCTAATGTTCCGGTGGATATATTACTAGCGTTTAAATTAATTACATCAACAACATCAGCATTAAGTGTTCCTGTGTCTATTCTGTCAGCATTAATTAATATAGTTTGTAAATATCCGCCTTCAACAATTGTTTTCCCTTGTCTAGCATATTCTTCTATACCCAACTTTTCTAAAGGAACTTTTGATAAATCATTTTCTAACCCTTGCATATAATCTATTAAATTTTCAGCTGCTGAGTAGTAGTTATCATAATCTGATTGAATAGTTGTTTTATTAGCTAATTTAGTCTGGAGATTACTATATTCACTATCATATTTCTCCCATAAATCTTGTAATTTTAATTGATTCCATGCTAGGGTGGTATCTATTTGGCTATTCCAAGAAGAATTTAAGTCAAAAAACCCACTCCAAGTATAGGAAGGTTCAGCTAAATAATCACTACTTAATAACTTTTGATACCTCTTATAAAGCTGGTTATATTGACTCTGGAAATCATCATTTAATACTCCAGAAAGATTAGTATTTGTACCTCCAACAGTTACTTTATCTGCCTCAAGATCAATTATAGAAGCACTATCAATAACTGCATTTGCTATATTAGCTGTATCAGTAATTATTTCATTAGTCCCTACCTGTTCAGCTGTTATAGAGTTTGCAGCTAACTCATCAGTACTAATAGCTCCTGCTTGAATTGTACCTGCTAATACTCTAGGGAAAATAGCCATACCTTCTTCAAACTCTGGACTACTTAAACTAGACCAAGTACCTAACTCATTCTTATAGAGTTCAACAGTGTCAACATTCCCATCAATATCTTTAGTTATCTTAGTTACATAAGTACCTTCTGGATAATCATTGTTAGGCAATGTAGGTAGACTACTTACAATCACGGCAGGTCTCATAGCACTTGCATACTGTGTAACGCTGTCTATATCCTTTGTAGAGGCGTTATAAGAGATAGACCAACTACCTGAACCTATTACATCATAACTTCTTGCTCGTACTGTATATGAGCTTCTCACACTTGCTGAGTAGGTTAATCTTTCACCAATAGCTATATCAAATACTTCTGGACTTCCACCCTCTTCAGTTACTTCTATTTCAAACCCTTCAATATCTGAATCACTAGGAGGATTAACTTCTACCCATAGACTCTCAAAAAACTCTGTTATATCTAAAGTAGGAGGGTTAGGAGCTGAATTACTAACCGTTACTTCTTCTGGATTAGTAGAGTAAATACCACTTCTATTATAAGCTTTAATATAGAAAGTATAACTTCTAACCTCTCCTGCATATCCATCTAAAGGAAAATCAGTTAACTCTAATCTATTAGACTTGCCTTTATAGATTAAATTATTATCATCAAAACCAAAATTAGCATCAGTTCTAACTTCATACCCTTCTAAGTCAATATCTATTACATTACTCCACTCTAATATTATACTCCTATTAAATTGTGACTTTTTAATATTTACATCAGAAGGGGGCGCTGTTTTACCTTCAATAGTTATTTGTTTAGTAGGAGCTGACTCAAAATCTTGACTCTCCCCGTATCTATCCTCTGCTACAAATTTAAACTCATAATCACCCTCTGGAAGAACCTCAGTTTCTATATAATTTTCAGTTGTTCTTTGAGATAACCTAAAATCATACCCAGAATAATAACCCCATTTTTTATTTAAATCTATTTGAGTCCAAGGTTGATTTAGATTAAAAATATCACCCCATTTACTATTAGGAATTAATCTTCTTATATAAACACTTGTGTATCCATAGTTATTAGTACTTGGAAAACTCCATTCAGCTAAAACATAACTAATTGCAGAACCATCTTTATGTAAACTCTTAATTTCTGTTAATTGAATAGAGTTACTATCAATAGGTTCTGTACCTGCATATGAAAATTCATACTCACTGGCAGTACTAAACTCTTCTTTAATACCATCATAACTCTCTGCCTGAACCTTAATTGTATAAGTACCTGATTTAATAGGTCTCTGTAGATTAAAACTCTCTTCAGAAACTCTAGCAACCTCATTAAAAGCTTCATTACCTCTTTTTAGATATATTGTATAAATTCTAGAGAATCTGTTACCATTAAAAGAAACATTGAGAGAAGGAAAGGATCTATCTTCATTCTCAAAAGTACCTACAGTCACATTAAGATTAGTTACGCTAGGAGGTCTTCCTTGAGGAGCATTAGTATCTATTGGAACTCTCTCTACTATATTAGCTCCACCATCATCAGTGTATTGCCACTGAGAGGTTCTAGCTTGTCTAAGAGTCAGTGTTTGATTCCATTCTCCATCTTCTGTAAAACTGTCAGATACCTCGTTAATTAAAAAATCATTATCTATATCTGCTTCATCTCTATTTACATGAATCTTATCTAATAATTCATAGTGTGGTCTACCTTTAATTGGAACAGAAATTACACTCTTAGGAGTTGAATAATAATCTACTAAAAAGTCAGCCGTTCTCTGTGCTCTAGAACCATCATAAATTAAATCATTATTAATAGATAATTCATTACTGTTTAGTGTGAATGACCTAGCAGCATCATCATTATCTTGTACCTTTTCTATAGGGCTGTTCTGTTTAAAAGGTATGCCTGTAAGATATATATTATCTATTTCTTTACCCTCATATTCAGAGTACATTATTACTTCATCTTCACCATAGTTTCTGAATATAAGTTTAGTCCTATTCTCATTCATATAGTCTGGGTCTATTTCAACTCTACCAACTGTACCTTGTTCTTGCTCTACAGTTACTGTACCAATATTAACTCCTACATCTTTTATCTGAATACCAGAAGATTTATTACAATCCCTATTAAGAGTTAATTTTAATTGTATCTCATCTCCACCTGTTATACCTGCGGCTATCTTTTTAGAGTCAAAAGTAGACCAACCAAACTTGGTAGTTTGATAAATTTGACTGTGAAGAGAACCATTTACATATAGTTCTACTTTAGAATTAGGGTTAGCTCTTTTTCCTCCATAGCAGCCTATAAAACAGAACCTATGATCATAAGCACTATGGTCGAATTTACCTGCTATTCTCACATTTATAGCATTAGGATCAAGAGTTATCTTATTACTCCACTTAACTACATCTCCACTTCCACCACCATCATCATACTCTAAATTATTAAAATGCTCTTTATAAGAGCCTGGAGTGTATTCTTTACTACCTGTTACAGGCTCAAATTTCACATAATCATTTGGATCACTAATATCTAGTGAAGGAAACTCATGTTTAGCGATAATTTCTTTTTCATATGGTTCTCCATTCTGTGCAGGAGCTAGAGTTAATAAATAATAAGTATAGTTCACTCTAACTTGCTGACTATTATCAGGTAATGGGTACTCAGTTGAGTTAGTAAAGGTAATAGCTCCTGTAAGATAATCTATTGAACTTATGCCACTACCTAGAGTATAAACAGTATTACCAAACTCTACAGCTACACTTCCTTCTGCTATAGGAACATTATTAGTATTTTTTGTTTGCCCTTCCTCAGTACTATAAGTTAATTGTAATATATTAGTATTAATATCACTACCTTTATAAGTCTCTGATACCTCAGATTCCTTCTCTGCTCCTGTCCATATCATATCTCTTTCTGCTCTTTTATAAGGATTAGAAGTTACAGTAGCCTTATTATATAAATCTTCAGCCCCATAAGTTTCACTGTATCCATCTTGTAGAAAGTCTTCATCTTCAAGAGTGTCTATTAAAGTTAGATTAGGCTCATCTAAGTTTTGTATATCGATGAAGTGTAATTCTCCATCTGTTACAAAAAACCTAGCCCATGACATCTCTGCTATTAATCTCAATGACTCAAATATGGTATTATCTACAAAGTTATAATTAATAATGTAATCAATATCATCAACTAAATTAGTATTAAAATCTATAGCAGAGTCCTTTAATAGAGTCTCAATTACCTGCTTAACTGACTTCTCCAAGAAGAATTGATCTCTTGCAGGTTCATTTTGTAATATCATCATTTCATCTTCAATATCGATAGATACTCTACTATTATCATAGTTAGATTCAATATTAGAAATTATTCCATAATAATAAGGATAATAATCAGACCCATTAATTGATAATTCAACCACAACTGTTCTATTAGGTATAATATTAAACTCATATGTTTGATTACCTAAATCTATATTAAATCTACTAGCAATACTCTTGGGGGAGTAATCATCATTAGAATTATCTAATACTAATGTACCTTTATCCATTATAGAAGTTCCTATGTCTCCTTCAAGGGTTCTATCTAAATCTAATTTTATAAATTCATCACTAGCAGACTCTATTGTCTCTAAAGTACCATCATCAAACCAATCAATTGATACTCTTACATCTACTTTTCTATTTGTTTCTTTACTAGCATCTATAAATTCTGGACTGTCTAAAAACCTTGCCAATTAAATCACCTCTTCCAAAGTTAATTCCCATCTCCATAAATCCTCTTCTGTATCTTTAGGCAAATAATTATAACCACTTATTGGGATAGTTACTGTATATGTATTTCCAAAAACATCAGTGAAGGATAAATCCTGCCCTCCACCTGTTTCTGGAAAAACTAAAGAGGTGATATATAAGAGATTATAATGTTCTTTCTCTGTTAAATTATCTATTGTGATACTAAATGTTTTATAAGCATCACTAGAATAGTCTGTAAATATCTTACCTTTTCTGCTTCTTTGAGTAATACCCACCCTATTTTCACTTATATTATAGTCTGACTCCTCAAAGAAATACTTATGTAATTTAATCATTTATATCACCTCTCTTATGCTTTAGATTCAATAAATTCTCTAATATATGGTGCTAATTTCTTAGCTGCCTCTCTAGCAGAAGCTTTATCACCTAAGAATATTTGACTTTGAACACTAAATGTATTATTATAGGTAATATTAGATGTTGATCCAGCTCTAAAACTTCTATCCATTGTTACATCTGGTTCAACTCCACCTATTTCTACACCAAAGTCTTCACCTAATATCTGTTGGTAGATACCATAGTATTGTTCTAATTCTTGTCCTACTATATCTACTTCTTCTCTAAATCGTGCTAACATTTCTTGGTTTATAGTCATGTCATCATTAACTACACCTTCAAGTAATCCACCAAGTCTTTTCATTTGTTGCTCAATAACCTGTGTTTCCCATAACTTGTTAAGGATTGAATCTTGAATAGCCTGTCCTACTGTATCATCAAACTGGCTTCTGAAGTCTCTATAAGATAAATTTTCAGAGAAAAGATTCATAATCCCACTAGAAAGTTGACTAGCTGATTCTTTAACTCTTCCTAGTATCTCTTCCATATCTTCTAAATCCATCTTAGCAGCATTCAGTCCAGATACATCCCAATCTTCTCCCCCAAATAATCCTTGGAAGAATCCTGCTTCATCTGTATATTGTGCTAATTCAGCGTCATAGAAAATACCAAAGTCTCTTAAAGAATCCTGTACATTTTTAATTTGGTCATTAATTTCTTGTGCCTCATTTTTTGCTTCCACACCTTCTTTTCCCCCAAAAATCATCTGACCTATAGAACCAATTGCTTGACCTATCTGGGGGCTTCCTGATATTACAGTACCAATTCCAGTAGCAATAGATCGTCCAACACTACCCCCTTGTCCAAATACTTTACCTACCTGTGTAGCAAACTCTCCAAAGGCATCTCCAAAACCATCACCTAAATTAAGGAAATCTCCAATACTTGAGCCTATGTCAGATAGCTTTGATTGGATCTCTTCCTCGGGTAAGTTATCAAAAGCAGCAGAGAATCCTTCTCTGAGTAGAATACCAAACTTATCCCCTACACTCATATCACTTGTAAATTGTTCTACAGCACTAGATATAGCGTCAGACATTGATTGGTACCAAGCATTCTCAAGACTATCAATTTTATTTCTTATTTCTTCAAATACCTCATCTATTGTTTCTTGGTCAAGACCGAGCATACTAAGTGTTTTTTCTAAGTTACCTTCTGATACACCCAGCTCTTGAAGAGTATCTTTAAAATCAGATAGACCATTCTTTAGCCTATCTATTTCTTTTTCAGCTTGCTCCATGTTAGTTATTTCACTTATATCAAACTCATTTAAATCTGATATTATACTTGTATCTTCAATTTGAGTTATTGCTTCTAAAGCTTCCTTCTCTTTTTCAATTTCTTTTCTAACTGCAACAATTCTATCTTTTAAATCTAAATCATGAGTCTTTTCTTCCCACTCATCTAACTGTTTTAATTGGGTTGTTACATCCTTAAGAGCCTGCTCTTGCTCACTTAAATAATCAGACTCCATAGAAGGTAGACCTTCCTTTATTTCTTCGGATAGGGCTAACTCATTCAATACTACACTTTGTTCAATTAATTCATCCCATTTTTGTGCTAATCTATCACTTTCTTCTCTGATTTTCTGTACTTCTTCAGCAGCAGCACCTATCTTTAAGAATTGACTTAACTGGTCTGTATCAAATATTTTTAAGAGTTGATTATCTTTACCTCTTAATTCTTCATAAATACTTACTATATTATTAATTTCTTCTTCTGGTAATTCAACAATATTACTTAAATCCAACTTACCAAACCTAGTAAATAATTCTTCTGTATTTATAACTTCAGAGAACTTCTCACCTAAGTTTTTAGTGTCAATTTTAGTCTCTAAAACATTGTTGAAATCACCTATTAATTTTTCTGCTGCATCTAGTATTTTTGTTTGTAGTTTCTCAAATTCACCAGAGTCCCAAGCATCATATATTCCAGAAATATCAATATCTTGTTCAGCTAACTGCTCTTCTGTTAGATTAAACTGCTCTTCTAAGAATGTACTGAGTTCCTGTCTAGTTTCTAAGTTAGCTGGATCTAAAGTAAATACTTCTTGAGCTATATCTTCAAGATTCCCTAAATAATCTTCGTACACCTTAATTTCATTTTCTAATCTCTCTAAACCAGTATCTCCTTTTATATCTGATAACCAGCTTTGAAAATCTAATTCTTCCTCTAGACTTCTTCTCATTCCATCGACTTCCAATTTAGCTTCTCTTAATTCTTGTGTAAACTCATTAAGAATATCAATAGCTCCTACTAGATTAGTTAATATCTCTTCTTCTGTTAACCCTGCAAAACCTTCTTGAAGAAGTTTTATTTCAGTTCTAAACTTGGTTATTAGCCTTTGAGCAGTCTCTATACTCTCGTTAATATTAGAATATCTAGTCTGAGCAGCAGTTAGTTTTTGAGTTATTTCTTGAATATCTGCAATATGTTCAGAATTATTAGGGTTTAACTGTGATAGTTTTTCTCTATACTTTTCTATGTCATTTGTTACATCACTTTGGGCTGTCCTTAATCCAGTCATTGACATTTCTAAAGTGTTAATATTATTTTCCATCTCAGAAATAACTTCTGTTACTTTACTTCCACCATCACCAAACTTGTCTAATTGCTTACCAACTATTTGACTTAAGGTATTACCAAAGTTTTTAGAAGCATCTCCTAATTCATACCATTGCTCTGTTAAGTCTTGTTTTAATTCGAATAACTCTGCATCTTGTTCAGCAGTTCTATCTCTTATACTGCTTAGCTCCTGATATCTATCCTGCTGTTCTTGGAGCATTTTTAATTCTCTCTGTCCTTGTTTTACGTTAGAGAGCATTGAGTTAGTATTCTTATCAATAAATGCTATACTATTATCAAGGGCTTCATTATACTTAACCAATTCACTAGCTATTGTATCGAGAAACTGAGTGTATTCATTATTATTTATCTGATCTTCGAACTGTTTAGCTATATCAGGGAATGCTTTTTCCAGTTTAGTAATTTGTACAAGCATTTCTTCAGACATCTTTCTAGTCTCATCTGTTGCACCTTCGAATCCTGGAGTAATATCAGCTAAAATATTCCCAATAGTACCAAAGAAACTAGCTTCTCCTGCCTCAGAGAATGCTTCTGATCTAGCCTGCTGTAAATCAGTAAAGGAACCTATCATTTCTCTATACTGAGTAATTAATTCCCTAGAATTACTTAATTCAGTTTTAGAAAGCTCATTTGTTCTCTCAGTTACATCATTAAATGTTGATTTTGCTTTAGTTCCTTCTTCAATTGCTTGTATTAATTTACCTTGCCTAGTTATATACTGACTAATCCCTATCACTAAAGTACCTATAGCTGGAATTAGAGGATTTATTGCTGTAAGAACTCCCCCAAATGATAAAGCTAATGTACCTACAGTTGTTGATAAACCTGTAAGTGTAGTGGTTGTTAAAAGACTAACTGTTTTTATAGACATTAATGCGGGTACTAATAGGCTAGCGACATTTCTTATAGCCTGCATCTCTTCTTCTAAGGCTCTAAAACCATTTAAGAAATCATCTACAGAAGACAATACTTCTCGAATAGCTCCTGCTAGATTAATGGATAGTTCTTCTCCACCTAAATCTTGAATAGTATTGATTATCTGATTAAATTCTGCCCTAACTTGAGTCCAATTAGCTTCCATACCTTGCATATATGTTTCATTCTCTTCAATAGCAGAGTTTAGAGAATTCATAGAAGATGTTGTTGCATCTAATGCCATATCCCAGTTCTCGATTAAAGCTATCACATCAGAGTATCTTCTTCTACCACCAATAGCTCTAGCGATATTAGCCTGCATTACCTCATCTAAGTCACCCCAGCGAACAGCTAAATCAGTAAGTACATCAGATAGGTCTCTATAAGTAGATTCATCTTCTCTTAAAGCAACACCAACACTGTTTAAAGCTACTTCAACTTTACCTAGAGATTCTGCTGTACCCCCCATATCTCCCATTATTCTTGAGAATATTGTACGTAAAGAACGCCCTATACGGCTACCAGACTTGGCTGTAGCAGCACTTAAAGAAGTTACCATACCTATAAGACTATCCATTGATACCCCCGCTGATTGAGCCGCTGAGCCTGCTTCTCGGAGGGCTATACCAATATCAGTTGCATTTACAGCAAAGTTATTCGCAACTTCATTCCACCTATCTATAATTTCTGTAGCTTCACTAGCATCCATATTAAATTGTAATAATGAGGCTGTGAGTAAGTCTACACTTTCTTTTGCTTCCATTTCTGCAACATTAGTAGCAAGTAAAGCAGCTTCAGTTAATTCTATAACCTCTATCTGATTTCTACCTTGTCTTCCCCATTCAACCATTGAGGATATTACATCTTGAATATTAGCAGCAAATTCTACTCCTAAATTTCCAGCAGTATCTCTTAAACTTTCAAAATCAGTAGTTGCACCACTCATTACACGTCTTAAAGCAATCATTTCACTATTAACTTCCATCATAGTCTGATGTGCTTCTCTTAATGCTCTCTGAGAACCATATATAGCTGTTGTAGCTAAGCCCCAGACTACTGTTGATCTAAGTGCAATACCAATACTTCTTGTGCGTGAGGAGAGCCAATTCTCAGTAGCAGTATTATTACCTTTTATAGCTTTTGTATGATTCTGTGTAGTCTTATCTAAATCATTTAAAGCTTTATTCTCTTTCTTAGTTGTTTGCTCCATTTTCTGTGATTTAGAAGCAACACTTTCTTTACCTGTAGATACTTTCTGCATCTTATTATTAAGCTGGTCAAACTTATTCATCTCTTGGTCTATAGTAGATAAACTACCTTTCATTGAAGCATTCATAGATTGAGAAGAAGCTTGAACAGACTTAGAAAACTTTTGAAATCTTTGCTCTATCGCATTAAGTGTAGAATTTACTCCAACTGATCCTACACTAACATTTATTCCTAAATTATAAGTACTACCTGCCAATTAGCTCACCTCACTTTCTTATATATTTCTGCATATAAATCTAATCTACATGAATACATCCCGTCACTGTCTCTATTTAATATTCCATTAGGTAAACTCAGACTTACTCTTCTAAAGTGAGGAATATTCATGTAGTAGTTATCAAATTTATACTTTAATTCGCTTGCTAGCTCATTTAATAAAATCTTTCTTTTAGTACCTTCTTGTACTTTATCTGTTACTACAATATATAAGGCTAAATTAATATTTATTTTCTGTACTGTATCTCCTTGACTATCCCTTGTTTTATTAGTTACAGGACTATCTAATTCCATTACCTGTACAATAGGTCTAACGTTGTCAGGATTTTGATTCATCCACTCTACTGTATTCTGAACATCATCAAAATCTATTGCATACCAAGAGTCAGGGAAATCATCATTTTCACCTTGTTTAGTCATAATAAAAGTTTGCAATTCCTCGTGCATATTATTTATAAAATTCTTTGCTTGTGTAATCAATTTTTCCACATCCCTAATAAAGGCATCAGTATTGTTTTAGGGTTCTTTCTTCCTTGCATAATCTGTAACTTTAATTCTTCATATGTTTTCTGCATATACTTACTACCTTTTCTTAATACATCTACTCCTTGGGCATTCTCATATACGAAGTCATTCTCTACTCTTAAAGAGTAAGGAGTTTCGTTCATATTAGTTGCTGTACCAGTTTCTAAAGTTCCAGGAGACTCCTGCCCAGCTAAATAATTATCATCTATGTACAAATGTAAGTTATTTCCTTTAACTTCTGCCCTTACTGCATCTAATAAGGCACCTGTTCTTTGATAATGAGTAGGCTCAGTATTAACCTTATAATTATTACCTGCTATCATTTCTACAGGAGAGTTATAAACCATATCATAAATATTAGCTTGAAGAGTTGCCGATACACTTACATCCCCATCGCCCATTAAAAGGTCTAAATATTGCTTTAACCCATCTTCATCTAGTTGTTCTCTTAATAGCTGTAGTCTAATCATTAGTTCATCTAAGTCTGGTATATCTATATCTATTTTTATCATAATATCTTGCCTACCATATAATAGTGAGTGATAGTACCATCTAGTAATTGCTCTGCTTGTATCATCTCAGCAGTAAAAGTTCTACCTTGATGTTTAAATTCATATTTGATAGCATCAGTAGGGAGAGAAGTATCATAAGGGAGTAAAAGAATTAAGTCACCTTCTGTTAAGTCACCATAATCATACCTTTTAGAAGAGAACTCATCAATCTCTTGAATTACGGAAGGATATTCTGAAAAGTTAGACCAAGTAGGATCCGTTGTTCCACCCATACCTGGAGTAAATGTTCCTTCCGAATAATACCTAATAGAAAGAGAGTTCTGGGATGTTAGTTGTTTAGCATCCCTTAAAACTCCTTTCTTCTCAAGAGGGGATAATTGAAAATCATTAATCATAATAACCCTCCTTTAGTTTCCTTTAAAGCTTAATAACTGCAATCTCTGTGTCTGTTGCTGTTGAATCAACTTGTACTGTACCATCAACTGTATTAAAATATTTCTTTGACAGACCTGTAACCATATATTCATCACCTAATGCTAAGCTGACTGCCTTGTCTTCAATACTTAACCCATCAACTGTACCATCTGTAATAAATGTTATATCAGCAGCAGTTGGGGCTTTTATAATAACTAACTCTGTTCCTGTATTAGCAAATTCAACACCATCTACTCCAATAGTAGTGTATGTAGGATTAGTTACTCCACTAGAGCCAACTCTCTGTACATCTACCATAGCTCTTGCCATTTTTATTTTCCTCCTTATAGTAAGAAAGGAATAGAAGTATTATCTCCTATTCCTCTTTTTGTTCTTCTCTGCTTCCTTTTTTGACTGTTCTTTGATATATTCCTCATGCTCTAAATCTAAGTTTCTCTTCTGTATTAATTCCATTTGAGTATCCTTATCTATTCTATCCCACTGGTTAGGGGTATACCCAAATTTCTCCCATGTATCTAAGACAACATATCTAAAAGATATACCATCTTTCAACATGCCTGACTTATTGTCAGGACTTAGGAGTTTTTTTCCGCTTTATCTAACCTTTCAGAGATACCGTTAAGCTCAAAACCTTTTTCAGTAATAGCTAATCTATCCATTTCTCTAAGCTCTTCTAAGAGAAATTCTACACCCTCTTCTACAGTTTCGCCTGGTTTAAAGTCATCAGCAATAAACTCATAAGCAATTCTAGCTTTTCTTTCTCTCTCTACAGGAGCAGCTTTTTCTTGCCACTCTTTAGCTTTTGGATGATCATTAAAACTTTCAAACTTTTCTTGAGCATTAGGGACTCTAATAGAATGTCTCTTATTACCAATATCAATATTAATAACTGGTTTCTCTGGAAGCTTGTCATCATATTGTCTATTAATTTCTTGAATTTCATCATAATCTACAAATTTAACTGGGAAAGTTACTTCAACCTCACCCATTTTAATTGTCAAGTCTTCAGTAAGTGTTTCCTTTACACCTTTTAAATCTTCCCAAACGTTCTTTCCTTTTTTAGCCATTAATAACCTCTCCTTTTATAATAAATTATTTCCTTCGCCTACAAGAGATTCAAATATTATCCCTGTAGAATCTCTATAATACCTTTCATAAGTATTAAATTTAATGCCTGTTAAATGTTTCTCATAAGACTTATCTCCATTAGTGTGGTCTTCCCTATAAGTAATCCTAATAGGAGTATCATTTTCTATAGCATCAAATAACTGCCAATCATAAGCCATGTTACTAAAGCTCACATTAAAATTCTCACTCTCTAAAATAAGTTGTTTAATATTATTCTTTTTAAACTTTCTATCAGATAAAAAACCCCTATCTACTGAGATTCTAAAATCTTGAACATACTGATTAGTCATAATGTTATTATATTCTTTATAAGTTACATCTACTGTAATGGTATTTGTAAAAGTAATATTAATATCTGTAATAGAATCTTCTAATAGCTTAGGTCTATCTGAGCTTACAAAAGTTAAATCTTCAATAATATCTGTACCATTAAGAACATATTCTTGCTCATTAAAGTCTAGTATTAAAGTGTCCCCAGTAGAAATAACTTTACTAAATTGTACTATATTCCCACCAATTTCAATTGCAGTTATGTTAGAACTATCAGAAGTTATTTCTAATCTAGGATACTGCATATTAGTAGCTTGATTGTCAATACTAATAGAGCCAGAAGAAATAGTGTATGAATTAGTAACTTCTTCTAGAATAGCTGTATCTATACTTGTCTCATATGCAGCAAATACTGTAGCTTCCATTATTAATCACCTATTTCTTCTAGCTCTTTTTCATCATCTTCTTCTAACATACTTTTTAAAAGACCATATTGACCTTCTAATCTAAGTTTATTCTCTTTTAATTGAGTAATTTGATCATCAAGTTTCTTATAAGCTTGTTCAACCTCGTTAACTTTTTCTTTAATTTCTTCCTTATTCACCTTATTCCCTCCTTATTTAAAGAGGGAAATTAATCCCTCTATGTACTAATTATTATACTCCAGTAGGATACTCTGTAATCCATGTCTCACTACCTGTGGGTTCGCTGAAGACTTTCTCATCCCATCTACCAGACAAGTTAATATTAAACTCTCCAGTATTAGGAATATCATCAAGTTGGAAATTAGAGGTATTTAAGTTAGTTAAGAACATTGTAGAATCTACTCCAGCTGGAATAGTTCCTCCGTCTGGAATAATTTCTAACTTAACTACTAAACCATCTAAATTTTCATACTTAGCAAGACCTACACCAAAACCTCTAAATCTTTGTGAGAAGTCTACTGTCTTTTCTACCTGGATTCTCTTGTCACCTTTATAGGTTAATCCATCATATACACCTTCTGTATTATCAGGCTCATCTGGACTAAACCCTTCTCTGTACTCAATAGCTTCATACACCCAAGCAGCACCATCATAATGCCCAATACTGACTTCAATCTCATTACCATACCAAATATCAGTTAGGTTGGAATCAAATGCCATTTAATCTCACTCCTTCAATTTTTGTATTAACCCCTCTAGGAAACCTAGTGTCTCTCTAGGAAGCTCATTGTAATTATCTAAAATACTTTTTCTTAATAATTCTTTACTATGTTCGTCACCTTCAACTACTTTATCGAGTAAATTTAAATCACCAACCATATCATTTCTAATACCCTTAATTTCTTGGTAATAATTTACAATTAATAAAGCAAGCTGCTTATCATCTAAATCCAAAAATTCCTCTAAAACTTTATTTTCTACCATTCCCTTTTCCTCCTAATAAGTGATATATTTTAGCCAATCTTCTAACCTGTTAAAGTATGTATCATGTTCTGTAGTACTTCTTCCAATACTGTCTGCCATTTTCTTTTTAGCTATTGCTCTATCTAACTTATTTTCTAAAGACTCTTTACTGTCCAAGCTAGCATTTCTTCTAACTGATAGTCCTCCAACACTAAAGTTTACATTAGATCTTCTATTCAACATCTCTATTTGAGCATTAATGATAAATAAGAATTGATCTACAACATTAACTTCAGGCTCAATTTGTAAAGTATCTCTATCTACTACATAGTCATGAGAATAGTTTATCTGAATACTCTCTAATGAGTCTGCAATATACTCAGCTAGAATAGTGTCTGCATAAGAATAAGGTGTTTCATTGTCTCCAATAGCTCGTCTAAATTTAGGTACAATCTCATCCATTATGGAGGTCATTTAAACACCCCCTTAATCTAATTTACTTTTATGAATGCCACAATATTGTGGCTCTTCTTCAGGGTACTTTGCCTCATTTTGACACTGAGTACCACTTGAAGTAATAGCTTGACATTGTGTAATTTCTTCTTCAGTTTCTTCTTCCTCTTCGACAACTTCAATTTTAGCAGTCTCTATTACTTTTTCTTCTTTGTTAAAGTACTCTTCAGCTGGAATGTCTTTACCATCTTTGTTGATTATGAACTTGTATCCTCTTTTAACAAGGTTTTCTAACTTATCTTCATCTCTAACCAAGCTATAAGACTTTTTACCAACAATAGTTGTGCCAACCAAAGGCAAGGCACCTCCACCTTTATATTTAACTCTTAGCATTATTAAAACCACTCCTTTATTCCATATTCATAATTTCTTTTTTTGTTAAGTCTCTAGTACTAGGATGTTTGTGATTCGTGACATCTTGAAAAACTCTATAATGTATTCCAAATCTTTTAGCTACCTTTTTCTTAGTGAAGTCATTATTTTCATAAACTTTATAAGCTTTTATGCACAAGTCTTTAGGATATTCTCCTACCTGCTTTATACCCTCTCTAACTTTTTCTTTAAAACGACATATTTCTGGCATATTTTTTGTACTCCAGTGTTTATGCTTAGCTATTTTACTCATGGTACTTCTCCCAAAAGGAAAGTCTTTACTAGCCTCAATAAAAGTTATATCATTTTGATAATAATAGATGTATGCTTCTAAACATTTCTTTCTATCTGTTTTATCACCTCTTGAAGCACTTCTATCCTTATTTTTAAAACCCTTTACTCGTTCATCTAGAGGCATATTTTCAGTACTCCAATGATTGTAATGTATTATTTTACTCACTGTATTTTTCTTCACACCTGTTCTCTTAGAAACTTCTATTTGACTAAGTCTTGAATTAGCATATAAGTAATAAACTTCTAAACATTTCTTTTTAGAGTATTTACCTACATTGTTCTTTAATTCATTAGGTATATCATCTTCTCTACAAAAAGCAGGCATATTCTTTGTAGACCAATGAGTATGGTTTAATATCTCCAGCACTGTCGCATAATTCATAGGAAAGTGTTTTGCTACTTCTGACTTCGGACATTTATTATCTTTCCAGTACTTATAAACTTCTAAACACTCATGTTTAGTATATAAACATCCGCCCGAGTTGAAGCCACCTTTATTCTTACCTTTTTTCAACCTACAGAACTTGGGCATATTCCTAGTTGACCAATGCTCGTGATTAACTATTTTTCTAACTAATGCTCTTCCAACATTATACTCATCAGCCAAACTCCTTTGATAAATATCAGAAGTATGGTAAGTATAGTATATATTCATACAATCATTTTTGGTTAAGGTTACTGTATTATTATTTTCACCCCTTTTATAGAGAAAGCTTAAATCTCCTTTAGTTTGGTTGTAACCTTCATAATAACTATTAAATAAATCCATTATGTAGTATTGTTCGACTCTAGACAAGTCTTCAACAGGGATATCCTTATCTACAACAACCATGTCAAAAACTTCTTCCCCATACTTATTAAATGATCCTTGTAAGTGGGAGTTCCTGTGCTTATCCTGCCTTAGTTTACTAAAATGATTAATTATCCTTCTTTTAAAATCAATAGTTTGTCCTATATAAACTTTACCATTAACTCTATTTACTATTTTATAAATTACTCCTGTTTCCATTCCCTCATCTCCTTATTATTTAAAGGGGGACTTTTCCTATCCCCCTATATACTCTGCTAACTAACCTGTATACTCATCAAACACAATTCTTGCAAAGTTCTTTTTCTGATATCCAGGCTGGAATTGAACAATTCCACGAGTCATTGTGTAATAAATTCTAGACGCATCCTCATCACGATATACATCATCTAACTCAGATACGGTTCTAAATTCACCAGCAGGTTCATTGGTACTTACCCACATTTCAATTTCCCCATTTTCATTACCTTCTGTACCATCAAGTGTATGAACAGGTACGAGATTTACAGGGTAGCCAAATAGGTTACTTAGCATACCGTTTCTTGCGATCTCTTCATACATACTCTCAGGTAATGTAGATTGGCTGCTAGCAGAAGTGGTTATCCAATCGTAGATGTCCTTTATCCTGTTCGCCGGAACATAAATCGCCCCGATTCTGAGGTTCAGTCTATTGAAGTGGTCTGCTAAAGTTTTAAAGATATCTAATGTCAATCCTCCTTCAGCAGAAGCATCAATATTATTTGTCTCTGGGAAGTTTTTATAGTCTTCATCTAAGAAAATTTGCATATCTTCTTCAAGAGTACTAGTAGCATTATCTACTAAACCATCTCTAAGTAGAGACCACATATCTTTATTAATTCTTTTTGTCATTCCTCTTGTGAGCTTATCTCTCATTTTTTGCTCATTAGAAATATCCCCCTGCTTTAAAGACAACTTATTCATATGTACCTCGGGTGTTTGAATGAAGTAAGGATGCAATCTCACTAAACCTCCATCTGAAATGTATGTCTTAGAAGGAGTACCACCGTGTTGAGACATGAAGGATACCTCAGCTTTTGGCTTAGAATCGAACTCTAATTCATACCACATTGGGTCTCCAAGCCCTACACTGCCTACATTGAAAAAGTCTGAAACAAAAGACTCAGCATATACATTCAAGTCTACTTTGGGAATTAACTCCTCAGCATACTCTTTCTGAAGCCCTTCATCACTTGCCATTCTTTTCAAAAACTCTTGTTTCTTCTCTTTTGGTACCTTCTTGCTTTCTTCTTGTTTAGCTTTAGCTTTCTCAAAAATATCTCTATTAGAAGGTTGACCAAACTTTAATTTTGTATCTAATTTACTCATTTATTTTCACTCCTTAATTATTTATTTTAAAAGTACTTTTACAAATTCAGCACCATCAGATTCAACAGCTGTACCAACTACAACTCCACTACCTGCTGTTGGGTCTGTAGCAGAAAGAACCCCACTAGCTACATATAAGTCATCGCCAGCAGTAATAGTAGAAGCATTATCTACTAAATTAGTCTCAATAATACCATAAGGTTTAGCTAATACAATAGTGAAGGGATCACCAGGTTTAACTTCATCTCTCATAATATCTGATACTAACCATTCCATATCAGTAAGTTCTTCACTAATTCTAGAATATAGATAAGCATCAGGCTTTACCCCATCACCTGCAACAGCAACAGTATTCATGTCACCATTAAATACTACAGGAGTACCATCCATTGTCTCTACATTAATACCAGTAGCAGTTAAAAGATCTTCTCCTACATCAGTTGTTCTCTTCCCTTTGAAACTAAAACCAGCTACAAAGTGAGTATTTCTCACAAAATTATTTGTTAAGCTCATTATTTATCCTCCTTATTAAAGTAAGTCAATTAAGTCTTTATCGCTAAAATCTTCTTTATCCAAGTCAATATCAGTTGGATCAAAGCCCTCTTCTTTTTCAGAAGCTTCTTCTTTCTCAGTCTCTTCCTTTTCTTTCTTTTCAGCAGCTTGAGCAAAACCTTTTAGCATAAGTTCAAAAGATTTATCTGTCATTTCAAGAATATCCTCTTCACTAGCTTCAAGACTTTCTAAATTAATATCTTTTTCAGCTAAAGCAGACTTTCTTTCATTTAACTTTTTCTCTCTAGCCACCTCTTGCTTATACTCAGCATATTCTTTCTGAACCTCTTTATACTTTTCAACTACATCTTCAACCTTTTCAACATCTTCATCTTCCAGATTAGCAATAACTTTCTCTACATAATCTGCTTCAAATTCTTTTTTCTGAGCTTCTAAAAACTCATTAAACTCTTCTTCTGTTTCAAATTCTTTATACATAGTATTATTTTCCTCCTCATTTTCCTCAATAATTTCTACATTTTCATCTTTTTCAAATTTACTTGCTATAACCTTCTCAATGTCAAGAGTTTTATCAGCAGCATTTTCAGTAAGTGCAGCACCTGAATACTCAGAAGGGATAATCACCCTTGCTACTTTCTTACCATCAACAATACTACCTCTTCTATCCACATACTCCTCAGCTTCTGGCTTGTCTATTCTCTCATCACCATGTAATATATAGTAATCATTGAAATAGACTTCCATACTAATCTGATAGTCACCGTTCTTAATAGCATCTACAGAAATATCAAACTCATCAAGAACAGATTTCCAAAGAACAGCTTCACACTTAATTCTTCCAATATTCCCTTCCTCAAATTCAGAAGAAGTAATAGCCCCAACATTAATCCAACCTCTATGCTCTAAATTAATATAACCAAAGTTTACTGTATCAAACTTCTCTTTAGTAGCATCATAATCATATGTATCTCCGTTGGCATTAATTGTAGGTGCAGTCCTTAAGAGTGGGAACTCTATCCGAACTTTATTGGAATGAGAATCTATAGCAGCTTCAGATTTTTCTATAAAACTAGGTTTAATCTGAATCTTTACTTTATCCATCATTCTCACCCCCTTCTTCTGGGATTTCTTCATCTATTTCCTCAGTATCCTCTGTTTGTTGATCCTCTTCCATTTCCATTTCTTTTCTCAAGAAAGATTTCATGTTTACATCCTGTGAGGGTTCAAATGGAACTGTCACATACTCTAAGTATTTTTCTTTCTTACCTTCCTCAGACTTAATATTAACCTCTTCATCAAAATCAAAGTCATATGTATCTAATGCAGTCTCAGGAGATAATAAACCATGCTTATAGAGGAATGTAATAGTTTCTAGTGTATCAGCATTACTCATTAAGTTAAGGTTAGAGAATTTAACTTTAGGCAATTTTAAGTTGTCACCATAAGTTTTAATACCTTTCTTTTCTGCAATCTTTTTATAAATTTTATGAATAGAATCTCTAATTTCTTGTCTAGCTTTCTTAATATCTTCATAAAGCATATTAGATTTAATTTCAGCACTTCCTTGATTATTGTCTTCACCAAGAAAAGCATCTAAACCAGACCAAGCAATAATTCTATCAATCACAGGTTTATACTTTTCAGGAGAATAAACATCCCCGTCTGGTATAATCCACTTAGCATCCATAAACCACTGAGTAAATATTTCAGCTGACTCTGAAGGATTTTGGAATAACTTCTCAGCTTGTTCTAGAATATCATCATCTACAGGTTCACCTTCAAATAAATCCTTATCTCCAACTTTAACTTGTAAAATAGCTTTTTTTATCTTATAAGCTACGCTATAATCACTTTCTTTATACATAGATAGTAAAGCTAAATCATCAAATACAGGTTCAATAGGTGTTCTAGCATAATTCTCATGATAAGCTTTTTGATTAGTACATCTAAAAATCTCATCTTCATCAAATAATACTTCTTTACCTTTTGACCATTTCTGATAATACTTAGTTGGAATAACTTCCCTAACTCTTTTTCTAACTTCCTCGTCTGGGTCATTAATTAAATTCACTATTTCAGGATTAGGCTTTAAGTAGATTAAATCCTTACCAAAAACACTTTTAACTTTTACCTCAGTTGGATTCAGAATAGTTAATTTTGCTAACTCATCTCCCCTCCAACTTAAGTAAGGATACCATTCACCTACAACCTCGTGCTCAAAAGCAGCATTCTCTGCATACTGTTTAATGTCAAGTCTTTCATTAATTTCCTTGTACTGTTTTTCTATGTCAGGATCCTCATGATAAACTCTCAAACCATCTACTATATAAGCTACTTTAAGCATTATAATTCTATATAAAAGCCCCACACCCCAGACAAAGTCTCTAGATAACTTTATCTTTTGCTCTCTACTTAATCTACTCTTAAAGAGGTTTCTAAGTGAGGCTTTATTACCTGAAACAAACTGATTATATAAATCATCTGATGTATAATTAAAATATCGACTAAGAGTTCTCGAAGCTTTACCTAGTTCAAATTTCTCTTCTTCTTGTTTTACATCTTCTTCAGCAATAATTTCCACCTCCCCTAATTAGACCATTTTCCAAGAGTAAATCCGTCTGAAGGAGTTCTCTTATAAGTGTCTTTAATCATTTCATCTGCCATATAGCAACCTAATTCACAAACTGTCCATCTATCTTTAGTCTGTCTAGAATCTTCAGGAACATACTTTACAACATTGTTATAAGCTTTTATTTTAATAGCAGTAATCTCATAAATAGTATTCTTAATTTCTTGATAAGCTTTTTCTTCCTTCTTAGATTTATATCCTGTTACTGGGTCAGCAGGAATTTTAAACCTACCTTTCTCAATCTCAGATAAGAAGTGTCTAGCCCTTTCCTCGTTAGTGCTGTTTGTAAAGTTGTGAATTTGTAAGAGCTTTCTTATTTGATGTTCATCACCATATTTCTTTTGAACATACTTCAGCTGCTCTTTATCATCTTTATCAATAATAATGTCTCCTACATAACCATCATCATACTCATAAGGTTCTGCTAAACCATCTTTAATATTTTTGTTTCTTTGGTCAGCAACTATAAGAACTATATTAAACTTTCTCATAATATCTCTTACAACTTTAATCTTCTCTTTTATAAAAGCTTGATTCATTGTAACCATTCTTACAAGCCTTTTCTTATTTCCATCTAACTTGATTACAGCAGCAGCAAAATTATCCTGTCCTTGATCTGCATCATCAAAAGCTAATATGTATTTATGATTAGGAATACCATCTTCATCATATTCCTGTTCGAATTCTATCTGAGTCTTAGGAACTGAATACTTACCTTTCTCCTCATCAATTAATTTAGGATGGTCTATCGCTCTTTCATCTAATAGTTTATAAGAGATAAAACCACCTGTATCATCTGGAAAGATATTTAGGTACTCCATTTTTCTTGTAATAGGATCTGCATTATAGTATTCTTCTAATACCATGTCATTCTCAAATTTTCCACCCTTGAGTCCATCTATAAAATCATAAGTGATAATATCATAATCTTCATTACCTTCAGCAATTTTATCCTGATACATTTGATATTGCTTATAATAATCATTCCAAGTAAATGAAGCGGTTGAAGCAATTATAAGCTGGTTACCAATATCAGTTTCATCTTCCTCTACACCATCTCTCTTAGTAAAAAGCATAGGCTTAAGAATTTGGTCAACCATTTCATTCATGCTCCCATTATGAGGGAATCCGTACTCATCGACCATAACTATGTTATATCCTTTAGAACGAATATTAGGGTTTAAAGGTAATGCCTCTATCTTAGAACCATTTTTTAAGTTAATTAACCAACTTGTACTTCCATGTTTAGGTCTATCAATTACCTCTGCCATAAATAATGGACTTTTCTTATAAATCTTTTCAACCTCATTGAATACTGTCTGTGCCTGTCTAAACACAGGGGCAGTAATTCCAATTTTAATATCTTCGTATAAGAGAGCTTTTAAAGCAAAATAAACAGCAGAAGTAAATGTTTTACCAGTACGTCTACTACACAGCAACATTGGTCTCTTATTACGCCACAGTCGCTCTAATATGTCTTTCTGGTAGAAGGTAAGGTCTATACCTAATAGCATCTCTGCCCCTAATACAGGGTATCTCTTAGCTGTATAATAAAGCATTGACAGGTTCTTAAGAGTTTCTTTTCTTTTATTCTCCATCATCATCACCCATAACTTCTTCAATCTCTTTTTCTATATCTAAGTCACCAGATTTAAGTTTCTTTCTTCTCTCCTCTGACTCTTCAATAGCTTCTCTTTCTTTAGCACGAGATTGCTCAATATCTTCTATCATGTCTTTAATTGATTTCTTATCAAAATCTTCATTAACCTTACTGTAAACAGATAACTCTTTCTCATCTGTTCTCTGTCTCTCAATAATCTCTTCAAGATCATCTTTTAAGTCACCATAAACTGATAACTCACTTTTCTTTATGCTTGTAAAATCTTTATCTAATGCTCTAGACTTGCTCACAGCCTCTTTTCTATATAAGTCTTTTATCTTTAATTCCTGCAAGACTAAGAAGTGTACAATAGCCATATCTTTTTCTGTAAAATGAACATCATCTGTATTTAAAATCTCATCTAATCTCTTCTCTAGATACTTCTGTTCTTGATCACTATACTCACCAGTATCAAATGCCATTAAGTCTATAGGGAGTTTATTAGTATCCTTCTCTGATATATCCTCAGCATTCTTCTCTTTAGCTATCCTCAACCCAAATCTCTGTTTAATAGTTGATGTAAGCTTCTGGGGTAAACCAACAGCCTTATAGGGAATATCAATATCTTCTCCCCAACCACAATCATTGCAGATAACCTGGTTCCAGCTGTATCTGATATTTCTACCTTTACAGACTGGACAAACTTTCCTCTCATGGTTCTCTGCCATATAGTCAGACATTTTCTCTTTTACATCAGAGATAGCATCAAGAGATTCTTCAACTAGTTCGTCATCAAATAAATGTTCATATTGTTTATATTTAAAATAACTTAATGCCATTTCCTACACCTTCTTTAATTACCTAGTGTTATTTTATCTATCTTAACTTTCTGGTTACTCCTATCGCCTGTTAACTTAGCAATTGGAAAACCTAATAATACAGGAGGGTAACCTTTCATTTCTGAGTAGTTATCATCCCAACCGAGTGCACTACCAGTATTTATAAAGTAATATCTTTTAGTACTAACCTTCATATTTCTAGCATCTGGAAATCTTTTAACTGAGTCATCACTAGATATTAATCTATGTGTATGTCCCATACAATAAATATCAGCTTCAACTGTTTTATTCATCTTTTTCATTTTATTTAAAATACCACCATCTGTCCTAGCTCCAGTGGCTCCATGATGTATGTAATTATTTAAACAGCCTTTATTAAAAGACCACTTAATTAATACCGAATATCTAAAAAACTTTTCAGGTATACCTAACATTTTAAAAATGAGTCTACTAGGGTTCATACCTACTTCTCTTACAGCTCTCTCATTATGATTACTCCCTACTCCAGCAACAATAATTTCTTTGTAAGGTTCTAATTTTTCAACCCAATAATCCATTTGCTGTTCTGGTGTTAAAACCTGCTCATAAGTGTTTCCAACACTGCTTGTAAGAGCCATTTCTGTAAGATCCCCCATAATAACTATTCTTCCATTAGGTCTACTTGAAATCTCTTCTAAAGCATTATCCACAACATCTTCCCTGTAATTAGGATGACCTGTATGAGTATCTCCTAAGTATAAAACATTAACCTCTTCAATACCTCTTCCAAACCTTTCCTGAATATAATCCATTCCTTAATTCCTCCCTTGTATTTTAATCGTGCTTTGTATAAATATAATTTACATGCCCACATTCAGGACATTCTATTAGAATCTCTCTTTTACCATCTTCCTTGTCCTTGACTTCCAATAAACCCATTTGTGCTTCTTCACCACTAATAGGGTATTGGCAACTGCCACAGAATAATTCCATATTCACCCTCTCCTTTTTAGTTTCCTATTCCATAAATTAAATTCGGTTGACGCTGATTTTCAAATGAGAAAACCAGGTCTCTAATTTCTGAACAAAATCGCAAATATAGTTCTTTATATTATTACTTATATAATACTTATATAATACTATTATTAATATATATATATAATATTTATTAACCTCTCTATTAATTACAACGATAAAAAATGGACTTTATGCAAAATATTTACAAAAAAAAATAAAAAAAAAAGAGAAAGGGTTAAAAACCCTCTCTCATCTCCTTTAAAATATTCTTTTCCTTTAACTGTTTTAAATGGTATGCAACTACCTGTCTAGATACATCTAATTTATCAGCTATATCCAGTTGGTATAAGTTACCATTATGTTTTATAATAACCTTCACAATTTCTTTTTGTATATCAGTTAAATCTTCACAGGTTTCTATGTAATCTACTAGCTCTACAGTATTTAAATTCTTCTGTCTAGCTTCATTCACAAACTTCATATGTGTACTAGAACTATACCCTTTTTCTTCTAAGTCATCTAGACTCAAGCTGTCAGAATTAAGAACCCTCTTATCTGTTTTATCAGCCTTAATTTTATCCAATAACTTATTCTTAAGTATAGTTCCTGACATAGTTGTGTAAGTATCCTGCCTTTCATCAAGCTCATACCCTCTCAGAGCTTCATAAATGCTGTCTAAGACAGCTCCTACAAGAAAGGAGTGTGTTAGGTTATGGAAGCTAGATATTATTTCATAATAGTAGTTTTTGTGGGTTTTAAGAATAAGTTCAATTGCTCTACTTTTATCCTTGTTAAATAACTCTTTTATTGCTATATTGTCATCTACATCTATTTCTTCAGTATTAGGTTCAATATCCTTTATAAGATTGTCTAACTTCTTATTTATCATCCTTGTCCCCCAGCTTATCTAATTTATCTTTCAATCTCTGTATTCGATCAAGACCTTCAGAGATGCTATTTAACCTCTGCTCCTGTTCATATTCTTTATTATACTTACCGTAGTTCTGGAATCCAATAATCACAGATAAATACAAGAATACAAACTCCCACTGAGCGTTAAATACTGAGTATAATAACCCTGTTAATAAGGCAGCTGTAAATCCTACAATAAAGACTTTCTTTGAAATAAATTTAATCATCTAATTCCTCCTAAAGTTTTTTTCTTAATAATTCTCCAAGCATTGCCACTTCACTTCTCTCATTCTGTTTCAGTTCTACACAACCAAAATTATGTTGTCCTTTAAGATTGTTACATGTAAAGGTTAGTCCATTATAAAACTTATGTAAGTTAGGATTATCTATTTGTCTAGGATCTCCTAATAAAACCATCTTACTACCTTCACCCAATCTTTCTATTATCTGAGGCATTCTTTCTGGAGAAATGTCAGCTGCTTCGTCTATGATAAATAAAGTATTCTTTATATCTCTCCCTTTGATTGTTGATAAAGGCTGTACTTCAAGCATCTTAAACTGTGATCTCGAAGCATTATCCTCAAAAGGTTTTAGGTAAGGACTATACTTCTCATCAACTTCACCAGGTAATGTTCCTAGATGCTCCTCTTTATACCCAATCTCTACTTTAGGTCTTGTTATAAGAATCTTCTCATACATATCCTTATTAAACATCTTAAGAGCTGTTCTAACTGTCAAGGATGTCTTACCTGTCCCAAATTTGCCCCATATAGCGACTAAAGGAACTGTGGTATCCATTAGTAGTTCGTGAGCCATAAGCTGCTCTCTGTTCAATCTGAAGTCTTTTGAGATATAGCAGTGACCCTCTTCCCAGTCAACTTTAAATAGTTTATCACCTCTTTTTCTTAAAAGAACTTTATCACAATCTAAGAATTGGTTCTCTAATAAGTCTATATCAACATCTTCTTCACTTATATAACCTTCATCATAAGCTTTAGATATTAACTTATCACTTAAATCATAATACTCAATACCAGAATATATGTCAGTTACAGGTTCATAGTACTCAACGCTCTCTAAGACGTTTAATGCCCTCAAATAGAGGAGTACATCTTGAGTGAATAGTTTATACCCTCTTCTCAAACAAACCTCTAAGAGAGCATCGTCAGTAGCCTCAATACCTAATTTAGTATCATCTACAATGTCAATCGTGTCTATCCTACTCATAATGTTTCTAACAGCTTTTCTTGCTTTAAAATTAAGTCTCTTTTTCCTCTTTAAATGTTCTAACTCATCTAAGATACTATAAGTGAGTACTACATCATCTTCTAACATAACTTCTGGATAATCTATAATTATGTTTGTGTCATAGATTTTCTTCATAAACACACTCCTAATTTATTTGGCTTCTTTATAGTTTTTTCCTCTGTTCCAGTCAACTTCCATTTTAAGATTTAAAGGAATCTTTCCATCAAAAGGATCCTCCATTAATTCTTTAATTATAGGAACTGCCTTATCAACATTGTCTTTTGGTACCTGGAAAACTACTTCCAATTTTACTATATTCTCATATAGGTTCGGACTATATCTTCAATGCCTCACGTTTCCACAATTAAGTGTACTCTACTAGGTTCTACCTGTTGGTAGCTTTTCGATAGTCTCTGAGGGGTCATTTAAGACTTCCCTGCTGATTGCCTCTGCTAGGTTTCCAGCATATAGTGAGGTTTATACACAACAAAGTAGTTTATCGTGTACTTGGAGTAACTGTTCAACTCCAAGATTCTTTAATTCAGTGCTATTTTCTAATCTTACCTGAGATGCCATAATTATATCTGATGCTGACCCTTGAATTATTGAATTAGAAGCTAATCTTTCCCCATAACTTCTATATTTTCGACTACTAGAGTTAATTTCAGGTATCCAAATTTTTCTACCAGCCAAGGTTACAGCATATTCTTTTTCTCTTACTTTTCTTCTTTGGTTTTCCATAAACTTCTCTACACCTGTGTAAGAATCAAAGTAAGAATCGTATAGCTTATTAGCAAGATCCTGTCCTGAATAAACTCCATACTGTTTTTGCAATTCTTTATCCTCAAGATTAACCCCGAAGTCCATTAATGTATAATACAGTGTATGTTTCGACATACCATATAATAACGAAAAGTTGAGGATTTTGCCCATATTCCTCTCAACAGGATATTTCTTTTTAGCCTCATTAGGGTGACAGTCTAAATCTAATATCTTAACTGCTGTTGCCCCATGTGAATCTAAGCCTTGTTCAAATACCTCTAATAAGTGTTCATCTTCACTGAAATGTGCCAAAATTCTAACCTCAAGATTGGCGTAGTCAAATGCAAGCATCTCTTTTCCTTCATCTGCTGTAAACAGCTTTCTTATCTTATATTTATCATCCTCGTCTTGCGACGGGAGTTGTTGGGAATTCCCAGAAACTACAGGATCCCCATTTCTTCTCACAACTATAGCACCTGACGGAACAGTTACACAATAAACCCTACCATCATACTGTTCTGAAGTTATTTCTGTTCTAGAGAACCATCTATGGGGTAATGGATTTATATTTACAGCTCTATAATCTTTTTGCTTTATGTACCATGAAGTACTTTTATTAGTTAGCAAAGCCATAATTTGTACCTGCTCTACAGTCTCTGTATTTCTCTTATGCTGATTATAAATATTCTCTCTAGTAAAATCTCCATCCCATCTGTGGATAGCTTTTAAAAAGAACTCTCTTGATTCATAATCTAATTCTAATAATTTATCTAACTTAAAACTCTTATTCTTACAATCCTCACCTACTTTTAACCATTCAAAAGCAGGATGATTTAGGTGCATACTAACTCCTTGCCTACCATTTGGTTCTTTATTTATCTTATTTTTAAATATCTTTCTTAACTGCTCTTGTTTTCTTTTAGAGGCTATTCTTATCCTGCAAGAATTCTTTTTTCTTTGTACATATCCCTCTGCTTGAATAATAATTGCTATTTCTAGGTTTCTTTTTTCTTTCTCAGAAAGCTTCTTACTACCTCTTAAATTTCCACCTCTGATATTCTTTCTCCCAAAAACTCTACCTTCTGGGTTTTTCATTTCTGATATTTTTTCAACTTTTAAGTTACCTGCTCTAGTCAAAGAATACATTCTATGATTAGGTGTTACTAGTAACTCGACTTTACTTGATTTAAACCTCTTCATTTCACCTTTGTATTTTTCATTAGTATAGGCAATAGGTTTTACAAAATCAATACTCCCATCTTCATGCCACTGAGCTGCCTTTTCAGATTTATTTAAATCCTTAAAGTATTTCCAACCTTCATCAGTAAGTATCTCTGTCTTTTCATCATAGCAATTAGGGTTACTACTTGTAGCCCTTCCACTCTTAGCAGCTAACACATTAAAAGTAGGGTGAACTCTTCCATCATCATAAACCTCTTCTCTCAAACCAGTCACAAAGGATGATTTAAGCTTAGAAATCTTCTTATAATGTAGTAGCAAGTCAATAAACTCTAAACCTGTTTCCTGCCATTCATTCTTAGGTTCATAATGTATGAACCTCTTCAATGAACTCTTACCTGAACTGGGTTGCCCACTATCAGTTCTCTCAGGCACAGGAAACTCAAAGCTATTCTCTCTCAACTCAATATTAGGGTTTTTATGACCATACTTCTTCCATATGTGAAACTCTTCACAATCTTCTTTAAAACAATCCTCCTCCTTACATATTTCACAGGGGGAGTCAGATGTATAGTCATTATATAATAATTCTGATATTTGTTTTGGAGAGTCAGGATTAATCTCAAACCCAATTAGATTAGTCATAGCCTTAATTGTCTCATTTACATCTTCAGTAATCTCTTCTTCTATCTGATCCAATTCCTCAAAATCAATATTTACACCCTTCTTTTCCATGTTAAAAAACACGTTAGTAAATGCTGGAACAATCAAATCAGTGTAAATATCATATAGTTCATCTTTCTTTAATTGCTTTATCAGAAATTTCTTTAAGTCTATTAAATTCTCAGTATCTTCAATACCATAAACAGCAGCTTTATGAATCTCAACTAAATCAAATGTAGCTTTATTATTCGATTTAAGTCCAGCTCTTAACTTTATCTCTTTAGGTACTGTAGCTACTACATCATCATACTTATGTAATCCTTGAACATCTAAATACTTCTCTAATATATGCTCTAAACCATTCTTATACTCTCTATTAATCATTCTAGCAGCGATAAGAGTATCAAAATAATTCTCTCTTTGAGGAGTAATACCAATCCTCTCAAGCACATGAAAGTCAAAGTTTATATTATGTGCTATTAGCTGAATACTTTTATCAGTAAATATATCTCCAAAGAGTTTCCTAACTCTCTTCTCTCTGAAGTTTTTGCTATAAAATGTATGATTAATAGGGATATAGTAAGAATTATCAACAGTTGAAATAATAATACTAACTACTTTAAAATCTTTATTCCGCCCTCTAGCCCTCAATCCATTAGTCTCAGTATCGAAGGCTATTACCTTATGTTCCTTGATTTCTTCTATAATATCCTTTATTCCTTTTGTATCTGATAGGATATACTTGATTATCTATCCCTCCTTTGGTGCCATATATTCTAATTCTTGTATTAAATCTTTTGTCCACCTCCTTGGGAATCTTTTTGCTTTAGGACTTAAAAATACATAATGTGGTATAGGACTTAAAACCACCTCCTTATATGGAATCTGATACTGTTCTAAATATTCTTCTACAGCTTTTCTTCCTCTAGGTTCTTGACATCTGGAAGAGTATACAACTATGTTATAAGCCTTACTTAGCCTATCAAGACTCTCTTTAGCATCTTCTAAAGGCAGTCCCTTTATTTTATCAATACCATTCCAACCATGCTGATCATAATCATAAATTATTCCATCAAAATCCACAACCATTGTAGGTTTCCTTCTGTTAGTTGCCAATTTATCACTCCGTTTCTATAATTCTTATTTTCTTATTAGCTAATTTAGCATACTCTAATTCCTGTTTCTGTCCACTAGATAATTCACCATACTTATAAAACCAGACCTCATCAGAAAAAGAAATCATATCAAAACAGAATAATAATATTTCCTGTCTATAAATACCATCTTCTTCCATAAAACTCCACAAGTGAAGAGGGGATATAGGTAAAATATCCTTGTTTTTACGCATAATAGATTTACAAATATTATTAACTTTTCTGATATTTTCTTTTTCATCTCCACTGAATGGATGCGAAATAAACACCCTAATAATTTCCATAAATTACTCCTTCCAATGTATAATGTGTACTTCCTGCCTACCAAATTCCATAGCTTTCTTATAACTATCCATTAGAATATCAACCTGTTTTGGGTTTTTTCTCATTGCACTTCCTGTATCTCCTGCTATCCCTCTTATAACTGTATTGCCATCTAAAATTAAAATTTGACTACCATAAGGTATCATCTTAGGATTAACCGCTATAATTCCAACCTCAGCCTTTCTACCAGTAGATGTTACTTCAGGATTACTATCAGCATTTATACCACCACTTGGGGGATGGTAAGCAGTGGCAATGCCGTAGAAATAATTCACAGTTTTATTTTGTCTTAGTTCAGTTAATTGGCTAGTTGCTAACAAATGTTCATAACTATCAACTTCATTCTCTAAACTTGTAATTCTCTTACTCATTTCTTTGCCCTTCACTTTATTATACACGAGTTGTTCTTTAATTTCAAGGTTTGTTAAGTATAATCCTATAATAATAAAGAACAATAAAATATAAATTGTCACTTTTCTCTTCTCTGAATTTGTCATCCTATGTACCTCTCTAACTGTTGCAATGCAACATTAAAATTATCATTCTCAATTACAATATCTGCTTTATACTTATTAGACCAAACACCTTTATACATATCCCTGATAACTCTCTTAGCAGCAGAAATAAATCCTCTATCCTTATACATTCTCTTAAAACATTGCCAAGGGCTAGAGTCAATATAGAACAGTATTACTGCTTGATCTTTATAGAGTTCTTTTAACTGCTTATACCCTTCAATATCAACAATTACAGTAACCTCTCTATTATTTTTTAATTTATCATGTACTTCTTTATGTGAGAGTCCATATCTTCTACCTGCAAATGTAACTTTTTCAATAAAATTTAACTTTTTAAATTCTTTCTCTGATACAAAGTAGTAATCTTCTCCCTCGACCTCATTTTCTCTCTTTTCTCTAGTTGTATGAGATATTAAAACAGGTGTTATTAACTGCTCTAATAGAGAGCTTTTCCCACTTCCACTTGCACCGACAATACAATTTATGTATTTCAACTTATCACCCCTTATAATTTATATACAACAATTTCTTTTTTAGGAAATGCTAGGTTAAAAATTTCTTTTATTTTATTCCAATTTCCTTTTGCCAGCCCACAACCAATCTTATAAGGAATAGCAATTGATTTATTTGGATAAGTATCTTTTATAACTTTTAAACCTTTTGCAAAAGCCTTATAATCAGTCTGTCTGCCATATTTTCTATAAAAAGATCCATACCTACCATAGTTATACTGACCAAATAGATTAGCAATTATAAAATCATCTGTTTTAGTAAATAAACAATCTCCAATTAAATCTTTTTTATTATTAATATTACAGTACCTTACATACTCTTTTTTTGCTTTAGGATATTTATTAGCAATTTGTTTTGCTAATCCAGCCCCATAAGTCCCCTGACAATTAACCTGATGAATAATTATATCCTCTTTAGCTTTCAATAAATCTCCTCTTACTATTTTCAACTTACCACCTCTATCCTTTATTCTTTTCTCCATAGCTTGTTGAACTATAAAAACCAAGACCATTATAATGCACATTAGCTGTAGTAAATATTTTCTTTATTTCTTCACTACCACATTTAGGACACTCTTCATAAGTTTCATCCATCTTCATTAAATCTTCAAACACACCACAGTTTGGACATTTAAATTTATAAAATGGCACTATTCCACCTCACTAAAACTTTTCTTTAATTCAAAAACTTCTTGCACAGTCATTATAAAAGTTCTACTCTTATCCAATCTATAAGCATCCGAGAACTTATTAAAGGCTTGTTTTTTATCATTAGCCCAGACACAATCTTTAAATCCTGGTTTATTATGTAATCTCACATTATACTTAGGCATTTTTATTCCTCTCCCTCAAATAATAGTAAAATAAATTATACATCCACTTTCCCATCTCTTTTCTCTCAACCATATGTATATGAATATTATATCTATGTAAAAATGTCATAAGAGAAGCTACATAAGCTTTAATATTCATATTTGACCTATACTGACCTTTAAATAACTTTTCCCAGGAACCATCTTCAATAACTAAATGAATTTCAATATTATGACTTATTTCATTTACAAACTGCTTCCTTCTTTTAGTTAGGTTAGTAGCTAATTCATCTAGTCCAGTGTCCCCACTACCTTTTCTCTCGACAACTATTTGATCCTCAAAGGAAACTTTCTTACCCTCTTCTATAATTCCTATACTATAGTCTCCAACATCTAATTTCTTATTAGCATATTTAATATCATTTTCCTTAAAATAATCTATTATATGATTATTCTTTTTCTCTCTTGTATCACATAAGAAAGTAAAGTCCATTCACCTACTCCTCTACAATAGTAATATCTACATCTCTACTAGCAGCCTACTCTTTAGCTTTTTCTAAACCTTCTTCATATGAATCTGCTTTAACTGTCATCTTATCTATCTCGTTTTTATACATAAATTTAAAATAATATTTTTCCAAACTTAGTCCTCCTTTGGAACAAATTGATCATCTACAAACTCGCCTAATAATCTCATATTCTTAAACTCAGTTTTACAACTAGGACAACCTAAAAAGTAAATATCATCTTTCTCCATACCTATAGGTAATCCTGAGTACCCACATTCATTACATAGATAAACTTTCACTCTATCCTCTCCTTAATTTCCTGCAAACTAATAGGCTTATAATTAGTCCTCTCAACACCAACATTAATATACTGTTTACTTTCTCTAGTATTACTATGTAAATGCCCATGTATATTTATATAGGGCATATGTTCATTAAGATACATTGGTCTATGAGTCAACAAGAAAAATTCCTCTAAAATCATGCCTCCATCAATCACATCATCAAAACCAGCATCATTATACCATTTATTAGACTTCTTATCATGGTTTCCTTTTATCAAGGTAATATAACCATTTAATTGCTGTACTATCTCACTCACAGTTTCTTTATTACCCCAACTGAAATCACCTAAATGATATACTTTATCTACTTTTGATATTGTGTTATTCCAATTCTTAATTAGAGTTTGGTTCATTTCTCCTACATTGTCAAATGGTCTATCCTCATAATCAATAATATTCTTATGCCAGAAATGAGTGTCACTAATTAAATAAATCATTTTTTCAGCTCAATCAAGATTTCTCTTAAATATTCAGCTTTAGCTAATTCAATATTGTTATTATAAACTTCTTGAAACTTAGTTTCTTTTGCAATCTCTAAATATTCATCACCAGCTAATTCTATTTCCTCTACTGGAGTCTCTAGATAAAATTCTTCAACCGCTGCTAAACCTCCACCAACAATAGTAACTGTAATTAATAAACCTACTACAAAATTCTTCATCTTCTAACCTCCTTTGTGTGTAGCAATATAAGAATTATAATACTCAGGATTACAAGTAACTTCTTTAACCTTTCTTGTCTTAGATAAATCTTCCAATATTTCTTTATCAAATTCCATATACTCCCAACCATTATCAAACTCAACTTCAACCATAATAAAACCGTTAAAGAAATCAATGTCAGCTACAAGATCACCATAAATACCATATTTCATTCTCTCTTTACCTACATATCCAATAGCTTTCTCTCTTTGATACTCATACATAGCTTTACTGATGTTAAACTGTACCTCTTGTCTAATAGACCCCTTACCTTCTTTAATTGTCATAAGGTACTGTATATCATCTTTATGAGTTTCTTTTCTAACCCTCATTTCTTTATTATCCTCTATTAGAATGTAATATTGGTCTATCTTAATAGTATCAATATAGTTAAACCAGTCTAATAATTTTTTAGAGGGTTCTTTTATTAAGAATTTCCTTTCCATCTCTTGCAATTTAACCATCTCCTAAGTTATTAAAGAAGTCTACATCTTTTACTGTATGATACATATCCCATTCAGGAAAATATAAACAGAAGAACTTTTTCCAATGTTTTGTCCTCACAGTAATATTTCTGATAACTGCTTTCTGTTCCAGGTATGTAACTTCATCACCTATGTTATAACCTTCATTCTGCTCTCTATAAGCTTCAGCTAATTCCATAAAACCACCGTTCCTATGATTTTATTATCTGAATAAATATGTATGAATTTATGACAGTCAAAGTAAATATCTTCTGTCTCTAACCAGCCATTCTGATAACCTCCTAAATGATTTGGACAGTTATTCTCTAAATATTTATACACACAGTCTTTATCTTTAGGCATTATCAACATCAACACCTGCTGCTGTTAAAATTAAGTCAGAATGTGGTAATTCTTCTATCCATCTAGCGAATTGATGCCATTCTCTTAATCTATGAGGATGCACTTTTCTCTGGAAATACATGTTAGCTAACTGCTCATAAGATACATCTATAAATCTTTTATACTTAAAACTTGTGCCTATAATATCATTTAATTCTTCCCAATAAGCATATTCTTTATTTTTAGGAGCATTCCAATACTTTTCTAAAACTTCATTAGCATTATCCATCATTTTTAATCTGGCTTCTGTCTCTCTTCCCCAGCAGAAATCCTCAGGTGTTAATTTTCTATCTGTTAGTGTGTGCATCATAGATGAACTATTCTCTGTAGTAGAAATTTTGTACGTTGAGTATTCTTTCCAGTGCTTAAGAGGTGCCTCTACTAAGGCTGTTACATGAATCTGTCTCATAAACTTTCTATGACTACTTCCTGCCCTACATAATTTTAATGCTAGCTGCTTATCCTTATCTCCTAATTGATTTCTTGTACTATCTGATTTATCTAAACTATCGTGAGACAGCCTAGCATAATAGACAGGTCTTATAATGTCTGATACTTCCCAATCTGAAACTTTTAGCATTTCATTCCTCCTATTTATAAATAACTTTTTCTACCATTTTAACTTCTTTTTCAACTTCTCCACATGCCATATCTGTTGGTTGACCTTCTTGCATTTCTGAAGCAGGTTGATTCCACCAAAAAGAGATATAACTATCCCCAACTTTCCAAACTGACTGCATTTCATAACTCCATCTTCTTCTTTCACCTGTTTCTTTATTTAATACTTCTCTTATTTCTAGTGATTTTCTTTTTTCAGAATCATATCCTAATTCACTAAGAGCTTCATATAAGACATCATCTGGAAAGCTAGTGTATTCTCCAATCAAGTCATTACACTTTTCTACTAAGTTATCCATATTCATTTTCATTCCTCCCAATTATAATAATTTAATTCTTCTTGCAATCTTTCATAATCATTCTTTAACTCAATAATTCTATCAACATATTCTTTATCAACATCATCTCTTTTTACCATATCCATATTTAAGTCTATTAATTCTTTAGCTATTTTCTGTAGATTTTCCATTATTCATCTTTTTCCTCCTAACTTTCTCTAATGTGTTTTCTTTCTCTTTTAACTTATATTCTAACATAATATTCCTGTATCTTAATTCTGAATTATCTTGTATTCTATCAACTAAGATAACTAATAAGCCAAATGTTATTAAAAATAGTATATTTTCCATTATTTGTCTCCTTTCACTTAAATACCCTTCTACTATATTATACACGAAAAGTAGTGAAATTTCAAGGGTTTTATGTAAATTAATTTAAAATAATTGTTCCTAACCAGTTTGCTAAGTAAACAAGTCCTATAAGAAACATTAACCACTGTGTAATTGTTATAAAATCATATACTGCTGACTGTTTCTCAAAAGGTAAACTCCAGTAAAGAGCATGAAAGAAATAAAATACAAACAATGATGCTATAAGTAATACAAATAAAACTGTTAATCCAGTTAAAAATTCCATTACTCTACCTCCTTTTTATAAAGTTCTTTTTCTAATAAGTTAGCAATTAATTCATCTCTACTAATATCTTCTTGATCTATATGATTCTCTAGTCTTTCAACTAAATCATTTGGTAAAGAAACACTTAAATCAAGCATTATCTCACCTCCTACACCTAAAACTATGTAATTAACCTACCAGATTCCCCACAGACGGGCAAAACAGTACCTTCTGTGGCTTTAAATTCTTTCAAGGTATAAAACCCTTCATAAAATAATACTACTCTTAAAATCCATTCTCAGGCTATCTCAAGCGTCTTATCTTTTTTGGTGATTTCTTTTTTACTAAGTTATATGTAGCTCCAAACTGATTTCTATTAACTTCCTCTATTTTAAACTGTCTATTTTTATCTAAGTAAATTGGTGCTTCAAAAGGGCTGATACACCTAATACCCTTTCTATCAATTCCTACAACTAAAAACAATGATTTACCCTGATGATACCAAAGAGTATCATCATTATCAAGTATAAGTCCTATTGCATACTCTAGTTTATTCAATTCGCCTCACCTTCTTCTTCCCTCTAATACCATATTGAAAAATTAATTTATCTAATCCATAACTTTCGTGTGAAAAATTCATACCTTCATATAAACCTTCAAGGGGTGTGAAAATTATCTCCCAGACGTTTATTAATCCACCCACATTCCAATCTATAGTTAAATCTGCTATTTTTATTTTAATAGGTTTAGGAAACTGTGCCAATATAGTAGCACAATAAATATCATTTTGGTATTTCACATCTTCTTTTATATGTGCTATTCTTGGTTTTTTTATATTTCTTATAAATCTATCATATTCTTTTTTCATGATAACCTCCTTACTTTCCTCATACTATTTTCTCTTTTCTCAATTATACTATTTAATCTAACTGATAATCCAAGTATCTCTATAGTACCACTAATACCAGTCTGTCTACCTACTATCTTACTCCTCCCTCTCAAGTAAATCATCATATATTTTAGCTGCGATAAGCTATATTTGGACATATTATAAGTATACAAGTCATCTATAAATTTTCTTTTATCCATATTTTTCATACTTACTCCTTTCTAAGTAAAACTCATACATTCTTTGCTGTTTTATCTCTTCAGCTTCTCTCTCTTTATAAACATCTACAGAACTACATTTAGGGCATTTTAAAGTTTCTCCTCTACCGTTCACATCTTTTCTCCAAAAAGAACTTTTTGTTTGCTTATAGCCACAATCAATACACTCATATGCCTTGAAATAATTTACGAAAAATATAATAAAAATAAGAAAGGCTGTTAAGAAGCAGCCAAAAATAAAATATTGCATATCTTCCTCCTTTAGTGATATTTTCTATAAAACTCTGGATCTATATGTCTTGAGCTAGCTGAAGTGTGTGGTTTCTTTATAAAAATACACATGATATAATAAATAATTATCATAAATAAGATTCCCATAAGCTCATCTCCCTTCTAAATACATCTTATCAGATAAAATATGTAATGTCAAGAGTTTTTATAAATCTTTTTCTCCTTCAGCTACCTCATCCACATGTAAAAAGCACATTTCGTGCATACCATCTATTACAACATCTTCCTCCTCAATCTCTTGTTTACAGTATCTACACTTCATTTTAGACGTCTCACTTTCTTTGGTTGCTTATACTGTTTGATGAGTTTATCTACTTTTCTCTTAATTCTACGATACTCTTCTTCAGACTGTGTGTAATGGTAAGTTAAAAACTTGTCTCCTATCTTCCAAACAGTCTCTCCATAATGATAGTCATAAGAATAATGACCTTCAGGACATTTATTATTTTCTTCTGCCAATGTTCCTTGTATAAAATCAACTGCATAAGTCTTCATTCTTTTTCCACAAATTGGACATTCCATATTAATCCTCCTCTCCTAAAATTCCTAACAATTCTATATTGCTAATAGAATTATCACTCAATTTTATATCACTAAAATAACCATTATTTGTTACAAAAATACTAAAACATAAATTTTCTTCATCCCAGTAAATATAGCCTTTAAGTTCAAATTTATCCCCAAACATATACTTATAATCAAACTTTATAATATCTTTTTCAAAAAATCCATCTTTTACATGCTGGCAGATAGAATCTTCATAAATCTGCTCAGTAAATAGGAACCCTATATCATCCTCATACTGTATAAACCACTGACCATGCCTAAATAGAAGATTCCCTTGCACCCAAGTATCCTCACCTACTATTTTACCTCTGTATAAGTATCTGTTATTTTCCATATTAATCTTCCTCCTAAGTTATTAACCATTCAGTTAATCTATCATTTGTTTTTTGTTCTAGTTTATACCTCATATTATCTCTCTTTCCTTAATTTTTTTTATAAACTTATCATACCTATCTCTATCTGTTACTACTATTGTAGAATAAACAACTCTTTCTTCAAACTCTTCTTCTGTCATCTTTCTGGTGTATAAATCTAGGTCTGTTCTATTAAATCCATCAGGATCTAATATTTCTATTCCTTTTTGTACAGCCCATTGTTCTAATGTTTTCTTCATATTATCTCTCCTTCATATTAAGATATTCTAATATGTACTGTTCCATGTCTTTTTCATCATAAGCTTCAACACTGTCATCTAGGACAACTTCTTCAACAAATAGCTGCATAGCAAAGTGTAATTTATCAGTGTTAGTTCCTACACATCTATTAGCTAGTATCTTGGCAATTTCTTTATTAGTCATTCTTTAATTCCTCCTCAATTTCCCTCTCTAATAGACCTTCTTCACTACTCCAGGTACAGTAATATTTTATTTCTCTATCTGATCCATTACAATTTCTAGCATCACCTGTCTTATAGTCTGGGCAATGTGGACATTTTATTTTTCTGTGTAGATTATAGTAGTTTTTCATAAACTACCCCCTAGTTATCCTTATAATTATAAATAGGTTTAATATGTTTTCTAATTTCTACAGTCTCTTGGATATTATCTATTATTTCTTGGTAACTCTTATAAGCAAAGGCACTCTCATCTACTGTACTTTCCTTTACAGAACTAGAAAAGATACCCTTCATACTATTTTTGTAATCTTCAAAATTAACCTCTTCTTTAGCCTGACTCCTGGACATTATTCTCCCTGCACCATGTGGTGCTGAATAGTTCCATTTAGGATTTCCTTTACCAATACATATTAAAGACCCATCTCTCATATTAAGAGGTATAAGAAGCTTCTCACCCTCATAAGCTGATACCGCTCCCTTACGAATAATATTATCATCTCCAATATAATTATGAACAGTTTCCCACTTATTAATATCCCCTAAAAGACCTAAATGATGTAAGATTCTATTACCTATAATTCTTCTATTTCTACTAGCATATTCTTGAGCAACTTTCATATCCTTTAGATAGTTATCTTTAAGCTCATCAGTTAGGTGCATTAAGGATTTCTTTATTTTAGGAAAAGTTCTTTTTATTTTCTGAATTTCACCTTCAATTCTTTGTTCTTCTCCCATGGATTTTAATTCTTTTATTTTATTATCTATTTTATTTCTCAACTTATCCTGGTATTGATCTTCTGCTGCATCTTGATAATGTCTTGCAATTTTGTATCCAAAGTTTCTACTACCCGAGTGTATTACTAAATACTTATTACCTTCTTCATCTACGTCAATCTCAATGAAGTGATTTCCTCCTCCAAGAGTTCCTAACTTAGATTTATGGTTTAGTTCATTTAATCCTAAGTCATTAATTACTCTCTTCTCTTCAGCTGTTAAGCCAACTTTAGGACTATCATAATAATTAAATCCACTAGGTATATTCTCATTAATGAATTTATCTAGCTTTTCTAGGTTAATATCTATCTGACCAAGCTCAACTACATGCATTCCACAATTTATGTCCACCCCTATGACATTAGGAATTACCTTATCTGTAAGTTCTGCTGTAAAACCTATGCAGATACCAGCTCCTTTATGTACATCTGGCATAATAGCTATATTTGAGTCTTTAAAGGCAATATTATTACAAACTTCGTATACTTGTGATAAGGCTCCTTCTTCAATATTATTAGTAAATATCTTGGCTTTTGTGTGTTTTCCCTGTATTTCAAACATTATTTATCGTCTCCTTCACTTTTAATTTCTTCATAACTCTTTGTAAATTGATAATAAGGTTTCTTTCCTTTATCAATATCTAACATTATATTTTGTACACTTTTTAATTTCTCTTCTAATTCCTTTTCATATATGTATCTAAAATCATCTAAGACTTCCGACTTGGTTAAGTTCTTATTAAATATGCTTTCTGAAATAGTGTCATAAATGCAATACTTTCCATTAGGCTGCTTAATAATTTGTTTACTCATCATTTATCATCTCCTTATTTAAAATCATATCAGATAGAGCTGTTCTTGTCAAGTATAAATTTCCAATAAAGAAAGAAAACTTTTCTCACACTCTTTTAAAAGAAAGAAAGTATATATTATAATATTATTATTAATAAGTATTAACTAGTGTAATTTATTTACTCACTACGTTCATAAATAAATTACTAATAAGACCTTAATTACTGTAGTTATTAATATAGTTATTATTATTAATATACTCATTTAGTATTTATTTGAGTATGTTTATTCTTTAACCCCTCTATAGTATTATACACGAACTATTATTATTTTTCAAGGTATTTTGTGAAATTAATTACAATATTTTTTATTAAGGTATTATCTTTATTGTACCATTT